CAGATACCCAATACGGAATGGTCAGTCTAAAACCGAACCAAAGTTCTCTAATGGGGCTGTGTTCAGCGGCAAGAAGTTTTTTCTTCCACTCTTCCGTCGGAGCTTTGGTGCTTTCTTTTCCAACTGTGTTCAACGTGCAGGTTTTTACCCAGGCCCAAGTTTCTTCGGTTGGATAACGAAGAAGCTCTACCTTAATTCTTTCATCCATTCTAATAATGCTCCTTAAGATTCTATTTTAGTTTCCCACCATCGAGACTCAAGTCCGCCTGGGTTAGAAACTATCCATCCATAGTCGATTACCTTGGGCGTCCAAGGCTTTTTACAAAAATACCATCCTTCGCGGCCATTATAAACAAAACGCTCCATCCACCAGGCCACGCCAACAATTTTCAAATATGGGTCTACCATAATTCGTCCCGATTCATTATCGTAGGTAAAATTTTTGGCCTGCGAGGTGAAATTCGCAATGCTTATTTGGCCACCGCGGCTACACACAAATTTTGCATTGCGCAAACTTAGTTTATGATTATTTAATGCTTTCTCTGTTTCGTCAAATAAATTAACAATCATTTTTTACCCGTACTCCCAAAACCTCCGGTACCACGATCGGTGGTGGTCTCGAAATCATCAACAACCTGCAATTCGACTTCGGGAATGGGGAGAATGACGAGCTGTGTTATCTTATCTCCGTAAGATACTTCGTAGGGACGGTCAGAATTATTTCTCACAAGCACCCCAATAGTGCCTGTATATCCAGCGTCAATAACTCCTTCTGTGGTTATTCCCGCTTTAACGTTAAGGCCGCTTTTTGATTTTAAAAAGCCAACGTACCCATCGGGGATCAGCACGCGAACACCCGTGTCCACGAAAATCGATCCACGAGGTGGGACCGTTTTTGTTATTGGAGAATATATATCAAACCCGGCGTCAGACGAGTGCGCTTTTTGGGGAAGAATGGCGCGATCTACGTCGCCTTCAACGTGATCTAAAATTACTGGAATTTTTAATGAATTGTTTTTCTTCATTTATAATCTCCTTTGCCGCTTTGATGAAATTGTCAATATCTTTATATGTAGTGTACTTTGTGAAAGACACGCGAACGGTGTTGCGTATTTCCCGCTCCTTTAATCCACGCACAAGCAACACATGAGAGGGGTTGAATTCCCCTTTGATATCATCGTGCTGGGAATCACAAGCAGATCCGGCGCTAACAGAAATTCTACGCAAGGCAAAATCCGTAGCAAGGTGCTGCTTGTTTACAACCCCGGAAAAGTTGATGCTCCAAATATTGTCTTGATTGGGGATAACGTTGCACACAATATTTTTAGCGTTAGGTAATGTTTTAATCTTTTTTACAAGATAAACGGCGAGCTTACTATAATGATCTACCAACCTGGTATTGTTGCGAAGGAGTTCTACGGCGCACCCTAATCCGACAACCCCGGCCACATTTGTAGTACCGCCGCGCAGTCCTCTCTCCTGTCCACCACCAACGATAAGGGGCTTGAGCAAACTCGGAGAACGAGTAATTAAACATCCGGTACCCGTGGGACCGTAAATTTTGTGCCCCGAGAAAGTCATAAATGTTGCATAGGGGAATCTTTCAGCAAGATGCAGATTTTCGCCGCCCATAGAAACATATTGGGTACAATCTACCAATGAAGGTATTTGAAGTTTTTTTAGTGTTTTAGTAATATAATTTACACGGTTAAAAACACCCGTTTCGTTGTTTGTCGCCATAACACAAACGAGTGCAATCTTCTGCGATAAATAAGGGGTAAGATCGGAAAGATCCAATCTTATTTTATTTGCGGGGGTTACATATATTACTCTTACGCCCCACTCTTCCACCTGCTTACAACAGTTAAGGACGGAGGCGTGTTCGGTTGCAGAACAAATAATCACTTGTTCATTTTTTTCTTCTAAGATGCGCTGCGCTACAGATTTAATAACCCAATTATTACTTTCCGTTGCGCCGGAAGTGAAAAAAACGTCCCCGGGGTCAACCCCGACAGCCATTGCAATCTTACAGCGGGCGGTCCCCACGGCAATACTTGCAGCGATCCCGTGATCGTGGGCGGCCATACTGTTCCCAACAAAAGAGGGAGACAAGTATGGGCGCATGGCTTTTCGAACGTTTTTATCGAGCGGCGTATTTGCAGCTCCATCGAGATATGTTTTTTTGTTTCCCATTTCTCTTATGTCCTTTAGTTAATTTAGAGGGAGGTACTCTCAGTCCCAGAAGTTCACTTAAACGTCTTTTATCAAGATCGCGGCAACGAGCCTCCATAAAATCAGCAACGACTTTATATGTAGCGCCGCAATCGGTGCGCAGAGTGATAATCATATCTTTGGTCGGATGGTCCGAGACTCTGAACATCAAAGACGATTCGCCAGAATAAATCGTATAATACACGGAAGCGGTATTTACTGCCTGGCGTTTTTCGTATCGCACACCCTTTTGGTCGGCGATACGCTCTATAATTTTCTCGGCTTCACTCATTATCATAATGTCCTCCTATGTCTTTCTCTATATATAAATATAGGAGGTTTTCTTGAAAAATCAAGTGTTTTCTGTATGTTTTTCCCACTCCGCATACCACTCCGTACCATACCGTTGGTAGCGATTGGGTGGGTCAAACGAAGCAATTTTTTCGTCCAACTTTTTAAGGTCGACCGGGCGATAATTGGTTAACTCTACGTTTATATTTATATAGTTAGGCAACAAAAGAGTGCCTTTGTGGATGTGTCCATGTATATTAAAAACATAGGGGTTGTTGTATGCCTCTTGTACGGGGCAATGGCTCAGAATGACTCTGGTGGAGAAGTAAATTGGGTGCCGGACAACCTCTATAAAACCCATTTTACGGTATTCTCCGTCAGTCAACTTATCGTGATTGCCTATAAGCAGAATTTTGCGCCCATTGAGTTTTTGAACCCACTCAGAAAGAGCGGAGGCGGGGGTGAACCCAACGTCACCAAGAATGTACACGAGATCGTCTTTTCCGACCACTTCGTTATAACGATCTACGATTGTCTGGTTATGCTGTTCGATGGATTCAAATTGGGGCCGACAGAGTTGTATAATATTCTTATGATTAAAATGTAAGTCACTGGTAACCCAGATAGCCATTTTAAGCTCCTTTCTGTTTTTGCTCGTCCATGTACAATTCGTACAGGTCTTCTTTTAACCAGGTCTTTTTAATTTTAATATTGCTGACACGCGTTGCGGTATTAATTGCATTCGGCTGTCCTATGAGTACACAGTATTTGCGCGCTCTTGTTAGGGCCGTATAAAGCCACTCGCGCATTAGCAGGGGGTAGGCACTGTTGTCTATGCTAACAATAACATATGGGGCCTGCGCACCCTGAAGCTTGTGACAGGTTGCCGCCCAAGAATGAGTGATATTGTTCCACTCGTCACGGGGAATGATAACCTCTTCGCCGTCATTGAGAGAAATTAACATGCTCTCTTTATCAATGTCTTTAATATGACCCAAGTTACCGTTAAAAATAGCCGTTTCTCCGCCGTAAAGATTGCGAGCGTGATAATTATTTTTCGTAACCATAATTCGATCGCCGGGTTTATAGACAACTTCAAAATGTTGATTTCCATCCCAAACCTCAACGGGGATACCTTTGGTGCCGGGTTTATTATTAACGAGGGCCTGTACTTCTGCGTTGAAGAAACGACAGCTATTCATACCTTTCGCTCTAACGGGAACGACAATTTGAATATCGTCCGGTGATATGTGCTGCTCTGTATATAGTTTTTTGAATTCCTGTATAACTTTAGCGTGTGTCACCGAAGCATCATCGTGCGCGATGATTTTGAAATCTTTTAATTCGCCACGAATTTCTTCCCCAACGTACCCCGTCGGAATAAGCCGAGTGCCCTTGCACACGTCGACCGACTGGGAGATAATACCGCTTTTAAGCGCCTGGCGCTGAATAACCGTAAGAGTTGTTGTGGGTGTATATCCAGATGCGATACAGTCTTGGAGCAGGTTGCCAACAGCAATCGGGGGAAGCTGTTTAATATCGCCCAGCATTAGTAATTTACAACCCGAACGAATGCTGGAAATCAAACTATAGAAAAGCTCTTCGCCAACCATTGAGGCTTCATCAAGAAGAATAACATCTTCAGGGAGGGGGTTGCTCTTGTTGTGATCGAATTTTTCTAAGTCCGGTAAATATCTTAATAACCGATGAATGGTTTTTCCGGTCAACCCCGTATATTCGGTAAGAAGACTAGAAGCACGTCCGGAAAGGGCGCACTGGGCAACCCTAAAGCCATAATGCTGGAATATTCTTACCAATGGTCTTAGAGTAGAGCTTTTGCCAGTACCGGCGCTGCCAGTTAATACCGCAACGTTATTATCAAGAATGCTCCAAATTGCCTTGCGCTGTTCGGCGGTAAAAGCGTATCCCTGTTCGATTTCTACAGAACGAATAATATCATCACATTCCTTGCGGTCAAACACCGTTCGGTTGGGCGCAGCTTTTAAACGCTCGAGTTCGTGAGCTATCTTTTTTTCAAGGGAGCGATATTTATATAAACCAAAGAATCTGGTTGTCTTGTCATAATAAAAGACGGGTGGAGTAGACCAGTCGCGCTCGGTTTCCTCTCCTGCTTCCCACTGGGCGCATTCCGCGGCCTCAATAGTTTGTTCTTTTATCCAATTGGCCAATGTCTGCTTATCAGTTGGGGCACACTGGGCGGCAACGTCTTCCATCAACTCGCCAAGATCCATTTTAGAGTTGCCGTCCTCGTTTGCAATTTTACCGAGCTTATAATTTGTGTATGCGAGACACCTCTCTTTACAGCCGCGCTCAAAGCCTTGCGCCAGTGCAATTTTGTCAGCTTTTTCCCAGCCATACCCATTAACCAAAGTAATTAATGAATAGGGGTTCTTCTTTATAATATCAATCACAAGGTCGGGGGAGCCAAATTGTTTGATCAGCTTATCAATGGCGGCTTTGGTCAAGCCCATATCTTTAAGCTCTACATAGGCTCGACCGTTATTAATATTAGCCGCATATTTCAAACACATCTTATTTGCGGTGTATGGCCCTATGCCTTTTATCTTCGTTAATGCCCCAATATTTTTCTGTTCGAGTAATTCTATGGGGTTTTCATAAGAATAAAAGAGTGATTTTATTTGCGTTTCTGTCATGAAAAAGCTCAGAAATTTCTCCTGATCTTCTCTTTTTGACATATTATAAGCAAGTCTGACCTGAGGTTTGTGGTACTGGAGCCCCCACTTGGGATCCTCGGTTAGTGTAGCGGTAAGAAAATACTCCATACCGTCTTCGAAAGTGGGCATTTCTCCCGTAACGGTGATTGTCCCGTTGGGAGCGACACACTCGCCGGAAATCACCCCACTTATAACTTCCAGAATATCTAAACAGACAATGGCAAAAGCCCCGGGTATCGGGGCCCTGTCTTTGGGGAATCTATAATTATGTAATTTTACCTTAACATTTATTTCTTTGCCCAAAAGGGGGTTTGCTCCCATTTTTAGATTCCTTTCTGTGCTTGTTTTATCATATATATATTACGTGATTTTTTATAAAAATCAAACCAAATCATCGAGTTTTTCTTCGCAAAGAAAAGTGTCGGGTCCGCAGTCGTAGTAATAATATTCTCCGTCCTTCCAACGACGAAACACCCCACAATTATATTCACGAGCGTTCCCAGCAACGATATGCATAAGAAACTCTTTGTTCCCACGCGCGACGAGGGCATGCTCTCCACCTTCGGTTAAACGAAAAAGAGAAATTTTCTGTTCTTTTTCCATGTTATGCTCCTTTAACCGACGCTCTTTTATAACTAATATCAAGAGTGCCGTCGTGATTAACGTTTTTAATTAAGCCCACATATCTCGTACCGTACTCGGTTTTCAACCCACGACAATGGAATGTATTTTCTTTGCGCATACCATACACGATAATTTTATTACCCCGTTTAAACCAAGAATCATCGACAACGGTTTTCTTTTTGGTGTCTGGGTCTACGGTGCTAATTTTTTTATTATAACGCACATAAGCATCTCCGAACAACTTTACATCCACCACGCCGCTTCTGGGTGTTAAAATACTCACCATATGCCGCATGTTGTTGGTACCGACCACGGTGCCCGCCAAGGCGCACATTGTCGGCTTCTCAGAAGTTTCCGGTAGATCATTAAAGTTTACGATATTATAATATGCATTATTGACATTTTTTAATTCGTGATCTCCATGGTAAAATGACATAGTTTCAAATTCCCACCGAGATTCGGATCCGTAGCAATATTTATCTGTTATGCCGTTAATATAATCTTGTCTGACGATTTCAAGATATGTATCTTGACCTTTAGGGGTATTTAAAAAATCAACAATTTTTCCAACATAACTATCGTAGGCTTTCTTAAAAGCTGTTGATTTAATTGCAATAACCCCCTCGGGGAGCACGCTGTAATCACCTTTAGCGCAATTCAATTTTTGCTCAATAAAAGTAGCGAAAAACTTCTGACAAGTTTCTTCGGATAATAAATATCTTTTAGTTGAAGCGTCGTATTGATTGGCATCGATATAACGTTTAAACTTAAACACACGTAATTCATCCCGAAACTCAGGAGGCGCCCACTTTAGTTCAATAAGTTTCTTTAAATTCACCGCAGTAAGTTTGTCTTTACGTGGAAAGTTTTTCTCAGCTTCGTGTTGTAGATATTCCGCAAGTACGCCTCGCTGCGTTTTACCGCATAACTGGTTAAAACAACCGGCCTTGATCAACCCCAACATCTGCGTTTGGGTGGGTTGCACTCGATCCAAAAAATCCTGCAAAGAAGTAAAAGGGCGTTCGGTCAAAATTTTTTCTAACAGATCCACGCCAACTGTGCTAATAGCTTGCAAACTGTAATAAATCTTTTGATTTTTAACATCAGGAACGAAATCAACCTGGGCGTTGTTAATAGCAGGCAGTTCAACCTGTACACCGGACAACTGTACATCAGAAATAGCTTTAGCTATTTTACCATAGTTAGGGGCTATGCGTTTTTCTTTTTTATCAGAAACGGCATCCTCTACTTCTTCGTTTTCTTCCTCGTCGTCTGCGGCGTCCCCCATCTCTTTCACATAGTTGCCAGCATTCACACAAAGACAGGCACAACACCAATATAACGGATCCCATCGCGTGGCAAGGTTGGCCTCTTGCACCGCAATAAGGCTGTATGGCAAAGTATGGTTAAGTGAAAAACTATAGCCAAGTTGTGGTTCAATACAATATTTCCAGACATAATCAAGAAACTCTTTTCTGGCCATTATTATGTTTCCTCGCCTTTTTCATAAAAATCTTTCTTTAACTGAATTAATTTTGCGGCTTGCTTTTTTGCGATGGCTTTTCGTGCAGCGTTGGCCTCCCCGAGAGTAAAATTACAAACTTCGGGGTCCATTAAAATACGCATTAACACCTCTTGAGAACCAGAGACGCCGTGACTTTGGGCAAGATACTTTTTAAGGATTTCGATTTCATGGGGGGTCAACCCCTCCTCCATCATTTCAAGATCCCACGCTTCGGGATTTTCTCTGAACCTGACATATCTATCAATCGGTTGTTCCCCGCTATCGGCTTGCAGTCTCATTATTGAATTAATCTCAGCAAGTTGCACGACGTTGTCTGGCCGTGCCTTTTTAATACAGGTTGACCCAACCATGGTGTCGAATTGAAATAGGTTGGGGATTTTGTTTGCGGCCATATCATCCCACATTTGCGGATTTTGATAATCCAAAACGTCGGGGTGTAAATATTTATCGTAGGTTTTTCGAAGTGTGCCTTGCCAATCAATTTTACCATCTTTTATTAATAGATCAAGACACTTCGCCATTTTTGACTGAGCGTCAGTACGCAAAACGTCCATCTTTAGGGCACCCTGGTCATCGCTGTCGTGCATATTAAATGCTGTCATTTTAGTACCATTCGGCGCTCTCATCAAACTATTTTGATTTAAATAGGAATCGTTAAAAACATATAATGCGCTAGCGTGGATACTGGCGTTAGTGGGAAGCCCTTCGATTTTTTTAACACCATCAAATAACCCGGGGTACATATCAAGTTTTTCTTTAAAACCGGGGACAGGATCAAAACCCTTTTCCTCGTCGCCAAAAAGACACTCGTTGAGTGTATAGGTCATACCTCTGTGTTGGGGAACGAGCGCGGCGAGCGCTTGTGCCTCGTCATTATTAATACCAAGCCCGCGGCTTACCGTTAAAATGCTGCTTTTTAATGTCTCTGTTTTAAATGTCGCACAATTTAAAACACTGTTTTCGCCATATTCATTGCGCAGCAGTGAGACAATATCCCCGGTTTTCTCCGGTTGAAAATCTTCGTCAATATCGGGCAGCTCTACGCGTTCTTTGTTTAAAAAACGCCAATGGGGGAGATTGTATTGGAGAGGATCAACCTGAGTAATACCAATTAAATAATTAATATATTCGCCGCAAGCAGATCCGCGCCCCGCGCCAACCAAACTAACTTGCCATGCAATATCGACAATATTTTTTGTTAAATTAAGATAAGCGCTGAGCTTTTGTCCCAGTCTATCGCTTATAAAACCCAAAATATCAAGTTCGTCGTTAATTCTTGATAATTTTTCTTGGTCAATTTGAATCTTTTTAGCGGCAATCCCCTGCTCAATTTGATACATCAAATACTGGTCCTGCGCATCTGTGCTTTCATAAAATTTTACAATCGCAGGATAATTTGTATCATAAATTGTTTTATTTAACTGAAAACTGGGAATCTTAATACACGGTACAATGGTTGAGTGCCGAAAATCATACAAGCTAATCGAATCAGCAATATTACAGGTATTCGCAAAAGCCCTTTTAATGTCTTCGTCAGAAAGCCCACTTAATTTTAATAAGTCAGCCATCTCTGTCTCTGTCATTATATAAGTGAATCTATAAAACTTTTCAGTTTCTCTATCAGAAGACTGGCGGCTGTTAAGAAAGGCGGAATGAATATTAAAATCTTCTTTATTCAAATAATGACTATCTGTTGTTACTATAAAGGGTACGTCGTAATATTCTGCAAATTTTATCAAAGTTTTATTGACAGCAATTTGTTCCTCTGAATCAGAGGGTTGCAGTTCTAAAGCAAAATTTTCTTTGCCGAAAACCCCGATGCACCATCGAATAAAGTTGTTCGCACCAGGAACATCGTGCCTTAAAATCTTTGTGCCGAGTTCGCCACCTATACACGCTGTTGAGGCATATATGTGTCCGGGGTTTTTCCCAACCACCCTCTCTATATCTTGATAGGTCGTGGGAACTCGCATAATACCTTTCTCGGTATATCCTCTTTCCCAAGCGCCAGAAGACAATTCCTTTAATTGTTTCCACCCCTCAAGATCTTTTGCGAGCAAAATAAAGTGGTAATATTTGTCGGCATTTTTTACTGAGCTTTCATCTATTAAGTATATTTCGTTGCCGAAAATGATTTTGAAATCGGGATGTTCTTTGATAATTTTATCACGTATTTTTATAATATCAACCGCCGCAGAGAGGGCCTCGTGATCCGTAAACGCAATACCGGAAAACCCCAACTCAATGGCGCGATCGACCATCTCTTCGGGGCGATTTATGCTGTCAAGAAATCTTTGGTTACTGGCCCAGGTGTGATTGTGTAAACTTGCGAACATTATTTTCTCCTTTTAACGGTTAATCTCTATTATATATTATGTGGAGAAAGCCGCGATGTCAAGTCGCGGCCTCCTCTTTTGCAACGCCGTCGGGGGAATAAACGGCGAATGACAAAACATTATCTGGAAGATCGTCATTAATGGCGGGACAAAAATTAACAAAATCAAAATTCAAACTGTTTTGCACACGAGAACGCAGTCTTCTGTGATAGTGTTTGTGATTTTTTGCCCACTTGCGAGTATCCCACTTAACGTTATTGTTTTCTTCAATTACCAGAGAAAAAACTTCCCAATGTTCGGTAATAAAATTTTTTATGCGCTGCAGGGTGTAAAAATTACAAGAAAGCACGTCGACGGGGGAGGCGGCCTCTTTTGCTGCGTCTCCGTAATATTTTTTCATCTCTGCCTGCATGCCGCAAGCCTCATAAAACGAAATTAAGCTATAAACGGGAAGCCCCTCTTCGTCGTCTCTGCGCCATTCTTCTAGTTGATCAAAATCTAACTCAATTTTTGCAATTTCCTTAAATTCGCCCATGTATTACCTCATTAAAAATCAAAATCATTTTTCAGATCCTGTGGAGTCTGCTCCGCGGCAATTTGTTTTTCTTTTTCCTTTTGCATAATTCCATTATGTTTTTCCATTCCAAGCCATTTGTTTGCCACGGTGTGTGTTTTTTCTTCTCTTGTCCAGAGAGAGTAATAGGGGCATAAATATTTTCCCTCTTCGATCTGCTCGGGATTGGTGGGGGAAAACGGGCACCAATAACACAAAGGAGAGGGACCAGGGGTGTAGTCTCCCGACTCAATACCTTCAAAAATAGCATCAAGTTTTTTAATCCCGCGCTTCATAAAATTGGCTGTTCCTGCTGGCTGACGCATATCACAGAATGGCAAGTTATACACGCATCGAATCTAATCTTCGGAAATTCCCAGTGTTTGCGCCAGGGCGTAGGTATACACAACAAACTGCATTGGGGTGGTTAAATCTGCGTCAGAAAAAGGCTTTTCTTTGGTTTTTATATCTTCGATAATATATTCACCCGTATTAGTGTTGTAAAAAATACGATCAATAAACCCACTTAACATGTGTCCTTTGTAATCTACAGAAAAATATTTTTCCATGTCAAAAATTAACAAATCGGGGTTGTCGTTTAAAAACTACTCAAGACGATAAATGCCGTGATTTAAGTAATCGGCTATTTTAGTAAAATACGAAACACCTTCAGCGTTGGGTTTAAAATACTCTTCTTTGTATTTTTCTTTTAAAATGTTGGTGCCGTATATACCACCTTTATTATCGCCCGGAAAAGACTTTGGAATGTTTAATTCTGCAAAATCCTATTTAAGCCTTTCATAATCCGGGGCGTCTCCGGATTTTAAAGCTTTAGCGATTTCTTCCTCCGTGTGATGCAATAAGGTACCAAGCTCAGAGGCCAGTGAGTCGGTAAAAACATAATGGCCCGTGACGTAAGTAAGATAGTATTTCCATCCACAAGACTAATATGTGTTCAGCTTGCTGTAGGAAAACTTAGGTTTTTTGGTGTAAGCCACCGATATCACCTCGCGTTTTAATTTTTATATTTACCCCTTGTAGGGATTTTTTCGCTTAATGATGAAAGCCGCACACGATTGTGATAAAGCTCTTCAAATTTCTCTTTTCCGCAATCACTAGGAGAAGCTTTGTGCGGAAGTATGTGGTCATAGTCAAAAATTACCGAAACATTAACATAGGGCAACCAGGGTTTGACAATTTTAAACAGTTTTTGTTCATATTCGAGCGTATCAGGCGCCCCGCGCCCACCTTCATGATCAGCGTCGAAGGCTAGAATGATCTCTACCACTCCCAATTTTAACAACATATTCATCTGTTCAGAGGAAAGCGATGAACCACAAGTGGCAACAGCAAAACATTTATCTAACCCATACATGGTTGCTGTTTGCAACACAGATTTTTCTGCCTCAAAAATACAGACTTTTTTACTTTGTTTAATAATCTCTTTGTTCTCAAAAAGTCCATAAAGATTTTTCCCAAGGGGGTGATTATACATGTCTTTTTGTATAAATACGGGCATATATTTCTTCCCGTTATCTATCTCTATGGGATTGTATGAGCGTCCCCTGATACCTATCAGTTTACCGTTTTCATCCCTATGAGGAATGATAATTTTCTGAAGAGCGGAATCAACACGAATTCCAAAGGCCCGCATGACCTCCGGGCTGATGCCCTCTTTTTGCCACTCAAGCGGGGCCGCCAGAGGATAAAAATACTCGAGAAGATTTTCAGGAATATTTTCGGGGGGCGCATATACAGGGGTTTCATTACTGTAATCTTTCACCTGCTGGAAAATATCCCAGTCGTCGGTAAGATTAGGTTCCGCGTCGGTGCCGAAGCCGTAATCGCGAATGTGAAAAAATTCAGTAATATATGACATTGCCCCTTTAAAATCTGTGTCGAGCGCGCGCTGTGTTATCTCAAACACATCAGAAGTTCTGCCACAAGTATAACAATGCGTGAGTCCGGTTTCGGGATAATAATATAATTTATCACTGTCCCCGCCGTGACATATTGAGGTATTAAAAATGGGGTGTCCCTGGGCATCATATAACACATTATCATTGCCCTGCAGCGTGCAGAATAATTTAATGACATCTTCTGTAGTGAGCTTTTCTTTTATCGTCTTAGCATCCATTAAAACTCACCATCCCATTCCGTCACCCCTTCGCCCAAAACGGGGGCAAATACGTCTTCAATTTTTTCTTCACTGGTTTTATCGAGCAACAGTTCTATATTGGTATCCTCTACGGGGATCAATTGTCCTTTTGAGTCCGTTACAAAAGTATCGGTCATGCGACAAGTTCCTCTATCGAAATACAAAAAGACTTTAATATTCTGATAGCTTCCTCGACGAATTTTATAAACCGACAGAACGAAGTTAGGCTCAAGTTCAAACCCCTTCGCACAATAAGACTCAACCGCAGGACGATCTGCCTCGCGTACCGCCGTTAAAATACAACCAACGTCAACCTTATCGCCCAAACTTTTTGCCGAACGCAAGAAAGTATAATCTAGTTCATTTGTGCCCTGTACATTACCAGAAATCTGTGTGGCCGTCCATATATAAAGACCAAGCTGTTTAGCGCAATCTTTCAACGCAGTAATCATGGAAAGCAGTATTTGATCTGTTCTCAGGTTCGCGACCTTTGTTTTTCGCGTGCCTTCCGCCATAATTTTCATATTTTCTGAAAGATAATCGTAGAAAACGTATTGAACGCCATGAATTTGGTAATACTTTTTTATGGTGCTAATTAGATCTTCTGTATCATAGTTAGTAATAGCGACCATAAAAAGTTCTGCTTTTTTCAGCAGTTCGCCAGCTTTCAACACCCGTTCTTTTTCATCGCCAAAAAATCGACCATCTAAAATATGAGTTTCTGGGACGCCCGAGACATAAGCGAGAGCCATGGTCTGTACTTCTCTTAACTCAAGCTCGGTTTCAATAATTAATACTTTTTCTTTAAGGTTGGTTGAAACCCATTTCTTTTTTACCGTATCGTAATATTCGGGCACACTTAAATGACACGCTTCGCCTACCGCAACACGTGTTTTACCCGTAGAAGTGGGGGCCGACATCATATACACGCACCCTTTGCGCTGTCCGCGAAAAAGAGTGGTCAGTTTTGGGGTACATAGCGGTAGGCCCATCTCCGGGGTTTCCTGAAGCTCTTCTACGAGCTCCAAAATATCATCGCCCATGCGGTTTTCTACCCGGTCACTGCTATTGCCGTAAGTTTCTTTTGCGAGAATGATCTTGACTTCCTCGGCCGCGAGAATGTCATTAACGGTTAAGCTATCAAAGCGCTCATACATCTTTGCGCTCGCAACGGGATCCACAATATTAGGATCATAAATATCCCTTGTGTCAATACCATTGGCGGACAGGCTGTTGATTAAACTATACTTCTTCAATGTTTGATAATAATAATCAAACTTTTTCGGGTCATATAGTGTGAGAGCGTTTTGAATATATTCAATACCACGATTGGTTGAAAAAACCTTATATTGAATTGGATACTGCTTTAAAAATTGATCTATATCCAGATATCCAATTTTTTCCATTCCATTTTTTGCTAGATGCTCGATAGCCCCGAACAATATTTTGTGAAACTGCTCGGGGAAATCATTTATAGAAAAGGAATAATTGTTGTCTGAAAATAAAAGGGGGTCTTGAATAAGCGCGGCCAAAACATGAATAACAGCTAATTTATTTGATGCGCTGTGAACTTCGGCTTCTGCCATTCAATTACCCCCTTTCTGCATTTAAAGGTCTTCAATATTATAATCCATTTTGGGTTTCTTGGGATTTAATTTATTGGGGTCTAGCGTTATAGTAACACTAGGAACATCTATATCGATTTCTGCGTTTTTCTTTTTAAGTTGTTGCGTTTTTCGCACATACTCACGAGCGACTTCGTAATAATCCCGAATAATATAAGGAACAGAATTAATGTTCGTGGGCAAATTACCCTCCACGGCATAATAATACCGTAAAGTAGCACAGGCTCCCCGAGGGGTTTTCCCGGAATTTAACTCTCGGGAAACACCTGCAAGAACATCTGCGGGCAATTCCGCAACACCAAAAAGCTCAGAAATATAGCGGTACACTCCCTGCTTTTCCTGCTCGAGTTGCTCCATGTTTGCAACAATTTTCTCGTGACACGAATAACATATCTTTTTTCCCTCGTGCGAATATACGAGCCCCACGATGCGGGACCCGCATTTCGTACAAACGGGAGCTGCTGAATTAGCCATTCTTTTCTAAAGCCATTAACCGACGGTAAATTTCATTTACTACGTCGTAATCTGCCTCGGTAGCGGCATTACATTTAAACGTATCACTGCCGCTAACTTCTTTTACAATATTGTTATACACAGTAGCGTTACCGTTCTTCGTATAGAGCGATTTTACAATGCTCCCTATAGATGATATAAGCTGTTTTAACGGAAGTTTTTCCGCCTCGGTACTTGAACCCGCCCCTTCAGATTTGGCAGTCTTTTTGGGTGTTTCCGGCGACGTGGAGGCGGCCGGAGTCGAATCTTCCCAAGGGGGAGTGTCGTCGGTATCAGTGGTGGAAACGGGTGCCATAGTACGGGTCATTTTCTTAGCAATCGCCCCTTTACTCGGCAAACGCCAATTAAAAACGACCACACTAGTCTTTGCATTACAAATTTCCAGCTCGGTTATTACACGCGTTTCCTCGTTATAAGCAACGTGCGTAACTACATATTTAGCGAGGGGGTCTTTCAAAAACCACTTATCCCCGCGCTGCACGGTCTCCACGTCCAGCCAAATAAGCGGAGAAGAATACAGTTCTTCGCCTATACCGACCTGAAAGCCTGCACGTTTAAAAGCATCACTCGCCTCGCCCTTTTTTTCATTACCATCATCGTCACTACGACTTTCGGTACCACAGTCCCACTTCCAGACAAAGTCTTGGTCGGCGGACTCACGTATGCCAATACCGCAATACAGGTTATCTTTAACCATTTTATAATCCGACGTCCAGTTTAAAGGACCAAACACCTGGTTTAAAATTCGACGATCAGTGCGAGCAGTCTTAAAAATTAATGCCAACGCACCATTTTTTGTAATTTGTTTTACTTTTACCTCGATGTCTTCAGGGGTAAGCAAAGGAATGTTTATCATAAATTCAAACCGCCTTTCGTATATTCAATAATATATATAAAGGGTTTTTAAAATCTGTCAATTGTAAAAATTCAACAAAAAGCTGTCCCGTAGTTTCACAATAGGAACATAGCGGCACTTTTCGCCGCTTAAGTGGATCACTCCGAGATCCGCCCCCTCGGAGGAAAGATATCCCGACTGTATAGCGGCGCGCAGATATAAATTTAATTGGGCTGTTACAAGTTCTCGGTGTATTACTGAGGTTGTTTTAAAATCTGCGAGGGTTAATTTCCCGTCTACTTCACACAAAAGATCAAAGCGCCCGGCGGCTATTATCTCTCCATCTGGATTTTGTAAAACGACGACTTTCTCGGTCATAATGGGAGTAATTTTGTAGATCGGTTCTATCATTTCAAAGAAATTTCGAACCTCGGGATAAGGAGATATTATCTCGGCATCCGGGGCCGCTTTACGCACGTTGATCCACTACTCTATATCTTCGTGCACGGCTGTACCGTATTCTGCGGCTCGACGTAACAGCTCCTAGTTAACAGCAGAATAAGCATCTCCATAAACCTTTGTGAGAAGCGTTGTGACACTGGGGACCTCTTTCCCGTTTACAATATATGTGTGGGTTTCTGGCAGAAATTCCACGACCATCCCGTTGGGGAGGTCGTGGATTTCTTTCTCATTCTACTTCAATAACATCGCTTTCCACGACCTCCTCGTCTTTTATGAGGCGTGTCGTACGCACGGAATCGCTTGTGGGTGTTATTCGTAAACAGTTTTTATAAACTTCTGGATATTCAGCCTTGATTTTTTTGGTGTCTAACGTTTCACGAGTCGATCCCTGTACATAGGTGTATCTATACCCCTCGGAAGACAAAGAACTTTTCCCGGTCGACAGATAATTGTCTTTAACAATTTCTTTTATGGTGCTGTCTACGTTTTTCTTAACCTCGTTAAGTTTCTGTATCAAAAGATTTAAATACTCATATTTTTGAGCAAAATCAAGAGACTGTATAGTCGAGGCTGTAATGGGAAGTTCGTCAAGATGGGTTACTGCAACAATTTCTCGCTCTTCTCTCTTATCTTCCATGAGTTACCGCTCCTTTGATTAAAAATCCATTATGTCTTCGGAGCCGACAGAACGAGCGGGCGCCGGGGTTTCAACGACTTCCTGTTCTTCCTTCGCGCGTTCCCTTTCAAGCGCACGCTGGCCGTTTTTCTGCATTTTTTCTTCGCGCTTAAGCAGTCCTTCGCGCACGGCTTCAGCAGTTATGCACCCCTCTTCGCCCTGTTTGATAGGCTTAGCGCTACCGCCAAGGATACGACGCTCTCTAATGAATTTCGTTTCATACTGCGGATCGGGGGAACGTCCAAAGAAATCTTCGGTATTCTGCTCTTTCAAAATGCGCTCCTGAATGCTTACCACATCGCCCTTTATGGTGACGGTGTCGCCGACGTGATAATTTTTCTTAATATATGAAGCAACGTTGTCTTCTTCTACTGCTACAAATTCGATAGAATCTACGGATCCATCATATTTGGGAACGAGCCCCTCAAGAATTACACGCCCTGTGGACGTTTCGTTTTCATCAATCTCGTCTTCCAGCTTATTGACGTAAACCTCAATATCGAATTCCGCACAGGGGGTAAAGGCCTTTTCGCCACCAGTTTTAGAGAACCCGGCCTTAAAACCTTTAAGAGTGGTTATAGACGAAACCCTTTCGCCCTTACGAGAGGCGTATTCTTCAAGAGTTGCCATGACCCAAACCTTACTAGCCACTTCAGACGCGGTCGCAAAATTTGCTTCGGTATTATTTTTTAAATAAGACGCAACACTAATTGTGTTTTCAGGAAGAAGTCCTTCAAGCGCCTTGTAATCATCGGACTCGTTTCCATTGTAAAGGAATTCCGGAGTCCAAAACTGAACTTTGTAACTGCTTATCTTATCTGTTGCGATAACAAGTGAACCGCGAATGACATCCATGTCTTTCACGGAACGGATTTTTTCCAGATTGTTTTCTTTTAAAAAGCCGACAATTTTTACACGATTAACTCTTCTTTTTTCTTTTTCTTTAGCCATTTTAAATTCTCCTTAATCCTTATAAATAATACAATAATACTATGCGCGAGTACGTCTCGCTCTTTATTAATTTATGGGGTTTTTTCTTAAAATCAATTTTTTTCTAACATTTTATCTGCAATATTTTGCGCATAGGCTAAATACCACTGTGCCTTTTGGAGGTCTTCTTTTAGTTTTCCTTTATGCTTTGCGCGGCTGATATACTTAATTACATTCCCTATACAAAAATCATAGGTCCCCTCTTCACCAAGAGTGCTACGAATGTAATCAATTACTTCAATACTGCCGAAATTATAGTGAGAAGGATGATTAACTTGTTCTTTTTCCATATTGCTCTCCTTAATTTTTTCCACGGGAAAATTTCTCGACTTCTGTATCGGGTGTAATAAAAACCTCGGTGTTATCGTATATGATACGCGCGTTTGCTTCGGAAGTCGGGTCAGGTATTTTCATATAAATTATCTTTTCCGGGTCTCCAATTATACGGAAAAGCGTCCCTCGATCCAATTCTTTAATCTTCATGTGTCTTTCCCTCTTCCAGCGCACGCACATGCTTTGCTAATGCCAACACCTGGGTGCCCCAGAAACTGATTCGCTCGTGCAAATGTGCCATTTCACGTTTATCTCTATTATAGGCCCAGGCAGCAAAAAATTCACTTAAAACAACCGGAGATAATAGTACGACATAAGGCCAAATTTCCGTACGCCCCTGAAGAAGCAGGACAATCGCGCCACCGAGACAAAACAACGATAAATAAATACAAGTCAACATATTTATTTGTCTCCCTGCTCCGCGTTTACACCTTCTACTGTTTCCTTGTTTTTGGTATTGAACCCCTTTTGATAAAGAAGACCTATGGATTCGCGAGCGGCATCCACAGTGTCACAAAGCTCTTTAAATCCCTTGTACACCATCCAGGCACCGTTTAACAGGACCAAAACATCTAACGAGATGCATGAAATATAAAATGCGAGAGACCAGCTGATTTCGTGGCTCATAGTGGCTACAACCACCCCAAGGGCCGCGGCGGCAAAAACCATGGAAACAATTCCCCAAAAAACTCTGTTTGCAATTTCTTTCATTTTCATTATTATTTTCCTTTCAGACGTTGTTATTTACTTTGTGTCTAGGTTATATATCTTTTTTTCTACAATATAGACCGCCCGAATTCGTGGGGCGCAAGTCAATGCCTCAAAGAGGGCGCAAATACCATCGACATCGTTAGAGTCATATCCTTTTAGCGCTTTTAGAAGCATCTCGCTACTATATCCAGTATATTTACTCATTTCCCACAGCGCATCTTTAAACGAAATACCACAGGTCATTTCATAAACAGAATCATCATCAAACTGGAACAAATAAAACTGTTCTTTCATTTCTGATTCTGGGCCGGCGGTGGGTTTAAAACCGAGTTCCATTGGATTAAGATATTCTCCTGCCATTTTAGTTCTCCTCTCAAAAACCCAATTCTTCGTATTGACTGGGTATATGTATGTGTATGGGACAAGTGAACGGTTTCCTACCAAGATGACATTCGACTTTTCTTTCGTATACCTGATAACTAACCTCGGTCTCATGTACATTTTTGAAAGGACAATGTTCACAATCACCGGGTTGAAAATTATCAGGAACAAAAATTTCTAAATGTACTGATGCTTTTCTCATTTGTTATTCTCTCCTATCTGTATAGAGCCAACCATGATCCCCTTCAAGTTCCTCTTTCCATCCATTTTTGCACCGCAATGTGCGCAGTAATGGGTTTTCTTTTGTGAAGTATGGTTGCACTGATTACAAATATAATATTTGCTGATCGGAACAGTTATGCCATTGCCGAAATGATCCTCGCGCCACTTTCCGTGCCGGACTTCCTGTACATTGGCGATGGGTAAATTTTCTAACCATTCTTTATATGTTTCGCATCCAAGAATAAAATCTTCATTTGCATTTTCATGGTCATATTGCTCGTTTGCAAAAGGAAAAGATAGCACTGTCTTTCTATCAATATAATCAGCCATTCTCGCTCTCCTTTTCATCCATCTCCTCGTACTCACTATATTCAAACGCTCCGGCCAAATACATCTTTTCAATGTGGTGTGCGTAACGTATTTCTTTGTCTGTCAGCGAGTCAATTCTCTTAAATTCTTCCAGCTCATCAACCCAGATATAAATATCTGTGTGATTTTCTTTATGGTTCCAGCCATATCTGTGGTCTAACGCAATTAAAGAATTAGTAAACACCACCGCTTTATCGACAAAATCGGTAGGATTGTCACTTATGTCATCTAAAAGCACCCTATTCATTGACGGGCCATCTCCGGCATCAAGCGTTATAAAAGGGGGTTCTAATTCTTTTATATCTCTGTGCTTGCAAATAAAATCAGTTAAAATTCCGTCATAAAATAATATTTTCATATTTTCTCCTTATAATATGCTTCATATAACTTTCCACATCTATCGCGAGGTTTATAATCCTTCCGCAATAATAATATAGGAGGTTTTACAACAAAGTCAAGGTATAGGGAGATAAAAAAAGGTAGGAAAAGATTTCCTACCTAATACACAAAAATATTTTTGTGCATTTTATACAATATTAAAATATTATATAATAATTTTTTTGTGCAATTTAACAACAAAAAATCAAATAAAATTACGGTTTTATTAACTCGCCTTGTTTGAGAAGGTTAAGAAGCGTTGCATTCTGCTTCGAAGTTCCCAGATAAGCAGTAATCCCATTGGCTTTTGCAATCTTACTTCTGTAACTGAAAGAGTCGTTCACCTGAATAGACTGTAAAGCCGCCTTGATCGAGGTACCAGTATAGGATACCGCCGGGAAGGTTTCAGGCTTCGGGGCTTCTTCGGCCGTAACTTTTACAAGATACTTACTATCCACGGCAGAATTAAGAGAATGCTTCCCATCTTCCGACTTACCCAGGACAGTACGACCCGTCAGGTGATTAATCGAAGTGACCTTCCAATTATATTGTAATATAGATTTGGGGATGGATTTACCATTCCAATATACTGCTCCAGCAATAATCGAAACGATATCACCCGCTTCTATTACATAAGAAGGAATGGGCGGCTCTTTCTTTTTAATCCCGTAATATTTTTCAATAAGCGCCACTTCTGCTTCTGCGATTTTCTGCAAGTTGCCGTCGTCCAGCAAAAACGCACAGTCGTGCTTGTTAGTGTGGAAGCCGTGCTCGATAATATAGGAATGCTTACAACCCACTTCTATAGAATTGCGAATCACGGAATAATAGTCGTCACCATTTTTTTTGGTCTTTTGTTTGGCGCCACGACTATAAATACCCATAATTTCCGCAGTCTTTTTTGCGAGATCCACAGCAAAAGCTTTATCATCGGGTCTTTTTATGCTATAGAACGAAATCGTCCCTGTGCATTTTTCATAGGCCGGGGTACCTTTGTCATCGGACCCCGGGGTGTTAGAGTGAAGCGAGAGGAAGAAATCGGCTCCCACCGCCATTTTACCACGCTCTTCGGGCGTAGGATTGTCGTCTATGGATGGACGGGTGCATATAACTGAACATTCATAGTCGGCAAGAATAGCAAGAATTTTTTGGGCCAACTTCCACATTTGCGTTCCTTCTTTATATTCAGGATACACGCCCTTGTTGTCGTTTTTCCCATGACCGGGATCAATTACAATTTTAAACATTATATTCCCTTCCTTGTAAACTCATTTAATTTTCTACGTCGCCGCCGCCATTTTGCGTAAAATTCCAAGTTGTTTGTGAGGCACCGCCACTCGAGGAAAAGTAACCATCGGTATCCAACGCGTGTGCCTTATATATATCATTATCGCCACCGATAACATCTAGGTTCGCTGCTGTTAAATTCAGATAATAATTACCAACGCTCCCATATATAGCCAATCTTATACATCTTCCCGCACTAAAAGCATCATAAATTTCTTTCAATGTTTTATCTGCAGTAAAGCCATCTATAAGGGAAGTCTTCTTGGGATTGTCTCGGGTTAAGCTAACAATCAAAGCGCAACCTGACGCTCCCCCGTCATCATTATCGCCGCCATCTTCGTTACCATCGTCGCTCTTTTCTTGAATAGCACTAACGATATTGTTAATAGCTTGAACAATATCTGCAGAAGAAACGCTCTCTGTCTAATTCTGGGCATACTTCTTTAACCATGCTATCAAAGCAGGATTACCGGCATCGGGACCGCCATCAATGCTGATGTTTTGATATTCCTCATCAGACCATTCGCCATAAGGATATTCAACGACTTTTATATCATCAAAATACAAAACACCGCTATTCTCCCAGTCTTCGAATGTCATCGAGGAAAATTCCTCTTCCCCCACAAAGAAATGAATATTAAATTTATTTATTCCTGTACCAATAACACCGGGTATATCAATGATTTTCCACACGGTGTTGCTTAAATTTTTAATATTGTTATACATTACAACATACCTCCAATCGTGGTAAAATCATTGCTTAATTGTGAAGAGTCGGCTTTGCGTCGTCCGAATCGGCAAGGAACCCCGAGAACTCGCCAGACATACATTCAAAGGCGTACATTACTACATCGGGCGCAGAGCCCCGATAGGCCTCAACAATAGGAATCAACAGGGCTCGCTCTTCAACCCACTAAACACCATCGTTCTCATATTGTTGTTCGTCGATAGTGGAAAGATATACAGGAGTATCCAGTTTTTTAATTATGTCATACAATTCTTTGGCCTCCATATCAATATAAGCATAAGGAGACTCTTCAATTAGTACAACGGGTACAATCCGCACACCGTTACTACCATTGGCGCTACTGTCGCCACGAACAGCGCTGGCAACGTTATTTAAAGCGCCAACGATACCCGCGTAAGAAGCACTACCGTTTTGATTCTTGGCATATTTTTGAAGCCAGGCGATTAGAGCAGGATTTTCTGCGTCGAGACCCCCGTCGATAGATATATTTTGATATTTTTCATCTGTCCATTCACCGACGGGATACTCGACTATTTTTGTGCTATCAAAATACAACGCCCCATTATCTCCCTGATCTTCAAATTTCATAGACGAAAATTCTTCTTCGCCCACAAAGAAATGAATATCAAATATATTGGTGCCCGTACCGATTACCCCAGGGACATCTACAATCCTCCATGCGGTGTTGCTAAGATTTTTTAAACCTTGACCACGCATAACATTAACATCTCCTTATTATTTTATTAAATCACGACGTTGATACCAATTGTGAATAGGTTGCACTTAGCGGAATATTATCTACCTCCGCGGTAACTGAAATAACACTTCCATTGTAGAAAGTGTACAAACGTTGAGGAACCACTCTGTTAACAGTTTCTTCTGCAAGAGGATAAACAACTATCACAGGTGTGCCAGCAGCATACTGAGCAGTAAGAAATGCTTGGACATCACTAGTGCTCGCAAATGAACTATCTTTAATACCGATATTTTGAGAAGAAAATGCGACAATACTCTTGTCTGGAGCATTTGCCATTGTCGCAGATGAATAAGGATAGTGCGAACAAAGCACATCAAGTTTGCTTTTCAATTTATCAGATATTGCGATTGCCCAACCTTCACCGCTAGCAGAAACCGATTCCGTTCCATCAAATACTTTAATTCCGACTTTACGAGTGATATCACCAGTAATAATATCTTGTGTGTCTTTATAATTACCCACAGCAAATAAATCTGCTACGCTCGCAGTTTGTGGAGTGGCATATGACACATGGCTAGTTGCTGTTGCACCATACTCAACTTGCATCCACGAGTTATTTGATAATTCGACCCCGCCAGTTTTATATAGAGTAAAGTTAATTAAACTAACCCCTGCACCAACCGTGTAAGTTAAAGTACCGCCCGTCGCTGCGATTGCTTGACGAGTATTCCAACTACCGTCTTCTAACCAGGTGTTGATAAACACGCCAGAGATACCACCCTCGATATTACCACAACTAACGGTGAATTTTTCCCCTTCTTTGGTGGGGATTTGACAAAGAGTGCCCGCAAAAGTTGAAGATGTAGAAGTACCGCCAGTTGAAGTATAGCCGATATGGTCGAGGTCCCCAGCATTGAGGTTCTTACTGCCAACACTTAATACTTCAGGCGTACCAGCTGCGCCTGCTGTAAGATGTGTGTCATCATAAGCACCTTTCACAGGAGCAGAACCCTGTGGCTCAAGAAATACCCCCTCGATGGCTTCATAATAACCAATTGCACCGTCTGATACTCTCTCGCAGGGGATATATTTGAGCCTAGTTCCAATTGTAATGTTGCCAATGATTTTGCCCTCATACTTTGGAGAACTTGAATTTGGTAATGAACCAATCCACGCAACGCTCGTTGTCTCAAAATCAACTGTATTATGTGTCACATTTGTTTTAAAACCAGTTGTTCCACCTGCTCCAAACGTAATCGTTCTTTGAGAAGTACTGCCTACAACTGGACGATAGATGGTTTGACCATATCTCCAATATGCCTGACCAGTAGAAGTGCCGTAAATATACAGTGAAAAGTTATATACATCATCACCTGTGCCAGAATAGCACCCAAACAAGTTTTGTCCACCTGATGTAAAATCAGAAATGGTCATTGTAACAACATCTGAACCATATAACTTCTTGTTGGTGTTATAATATGTGCTAGCAGAGAAAATTATGCTCGCAAGTCGTTTATAACCATACGGTAATTCTGCATCCTTTAACACTATCGAGCCATTATTACATTTAATGGCCACTGGAGCGCTAGGAGCTGGGGTCCCATTCTATACGCACACTCCTGTTTGCTCTAACTCCGTAATATAGGCTCTTGCTGAGTCTGTAAAAGACAGGGGGGGCGTACCAGTAACCGTAGATGCTGTAACTTGTCGACACGTGTATGTCATGCCGCTACCCACAGTTACTGGTCCTGTTGGATTGCTTATTGTTATAACCCCTGAGGGAACAAAATAGGAGCCAGTAACTCCGCTAAAACCGACAACCGCCTCGGGACATGCGTATCCCGCGTTGGGCACAAATCTCATTTTTGCAACACCATTATCAACAACCCTTGAGCTTCCTTCGAGAGAGCCATTTTCAACTGTTCCGTTGAAACTAATGTTGTAAGAAGCCGGCAATGAATCGAGCTGACTTTGAAAATCGTTGGGGAAAGCAAGCAAATTCGATATTTTTGTTTGAACACGCACAGAATCAGCGACATCCGTTAAATCCGATTCAAGTTGTGCAACATCTAACATCTGGGCGTCCCGGTCTTCTTGTTGCACCGCATTGGTTTCTAACCATGATATTAACGAAGCGTTAGTCGCATCTGTGCCGCCCTTTATTCTTATTGTGCGATATTCCTGATCAATCCAGGTATCGTTATTTTCTAAATTGTTCGGCATATTTTGTCACTTCCAATAAATTAATTAATTTGGTTCACCAATGTTTATATTTTTTTCCGAAAACCAGTTTATTATAAATTTGATCATTTCTTTAGTAGAAACTCCCCAATCGCTCAAAGCCTTCGGCACTTTAATCATCGGTTTTAAACAAACTTTTTGTATAAGGTCAAAATTTTGCGTAGTTGATACTAAAATTACAATATTGCACCAGCGCCAATCGGGAGGAAGGTTCTACGCCGCACCGCTTGCCACCTTAAAACCGTCAATTAACAAATCGTTTCCTTCTACCCACGCGTTAAGATTTTTGTTCTTAAAATAGATACACAAATCATCTATAAATTCTGTAGATAAAAATTCAGGAAAACGATCATGGGAATAAATATAATTCAATGCTAAACTACCAGCCGCATGGACTATTGTTCCCCCCGGTCCCTTCCTATTATAGCAAGGAATATTATTATCTATACAATATTGTATATTGCACTCCTCTTCAGAGCCATAAGTAACTTCGTCTTGGTGTAAAATCGCGAACCTTAGATGTTCGTGTTGGTCAGCCCTGAATTCGTCGATATGGTCCAAAAAATCCTAATTTGCATTCATGATTCCCAATCACTCCCATCAATATGATATACATTAACAGTGGTATACTATCCCGCTTTTGCTAGAGCCGCGTTTTTAATTGCTGTGTTGTCGGTATAAATCTTATATGCCGCTGAATTCTTAGCCCCACCTTGGGAGGGGGTAAAGGTTGTTGCTACATTTGCCACGTCAAACTGTGGCGTATCTTCGTCCGTAAAAAGATAACAAACGGAAATTTGACTGTTTCCCTCAGCCTTAAATGCATTAGTTCCCAAAGAAGTAAGATTGGGACCCAAAACCAACCGGGGCGAGAAACAGTCACTAAAAGCCCTAAATCCCCCTTCTCCGATCGAAGTAACATGCGTTAAATCCCAATCAACCTCAGGAAGCGTGCTGTGCTAAAAAGCCTGGTCAAAAGCATGGGCGGCGATATTCGCTGGAATGTAAACTTGAGGGGCTTCTTCATACTAATTATATACAAAAGAAGCAAAATATCCGTATTCTGGTACTTCTGTAAAAGGACACCTAGGTGTATAAATAAAATACCCCCCAGAGCCCTACACCATCAGTGTGTTGCCTCCCATAAATAATGAAGCACACCCCCTCGTAGTTAAAGAGGGATGTCCGCCCGCAGAGACGGTCTAATAATCAAATAAATTTTCGGCATTCCCTTCGCAGCGAACGGGGAAAGTGGTACTATCTCCAATGGACAGCTGTGTATAAAACATTGCCGCGAGCGCCGCCGCCGAAGTGCGAAAATGTGTATTTCCAGTTCCACGAAGATAAAGACAGTATTCACCGTCAACAGGAGCCGCCGTCACTTGCGTAGAATCATCACCAAGAAATGTTGACCAGTGCTCGGTGTCAGTAGAATATTCTACAGTACCATCCCACTCCGCAGCCCCCTACTTCCTAAGAATAAAAGAATAGGGGCTACTAAGAGTTAGATATGGCTTTTCTTCCTCGTACCCATAAACTATTTTATGATCATATTTTATATATGTATCTCCACATTTAAATCTTGGAAATGTTTTTTCATTAGATTTAAAATCAATTGCAAAGGCACGTAAATTATCTAAAGAGGGATCAGAATAAAACGTCCATTTTGTATTGGATAAATCTTGTACACTCATAACGTTCTCCCTCCGTTTTAATAGGGTCCAATCCACTGTCCTGCGTCGTTGACACTTATGCGCTAAGTGTCTAAGTTTCTAAAGCCAGTTGCCGTGGAGCCAGCTGTACTGTAATAATAAACCGTGTTACCATATATAACCACTGGTAAAAAACCAGCCGACAGGGCAGCGTTTATTTCTGCGCGTGTGGTGGTTCCATATTGCGCCTTAAACAATGTACCGGCGGGGCCTTGGGGGCCACGAATGTTGGTCGTATATGTTAACGTAGCGCCACCTGGTCCGCTCTCTACAATTGTGTAAACGTCTCCGTTATAAAACGTTCTACCCGTGTCGGGGGTGTCTACACCAGACCAAAGATATAAGTCTCCCGCATCGGGTTGCGCCCCCGCAGGAAAATCGCGTTCGTCCCAGAATATATCGCCATCGTCCATATATAAATCATTACCGCTGTACCAGAAATTCGCCTGTCCGCGAGGACCTGGAGCCCCGGTGGTACCCTGTAATCCACGAGGACCAGTAATATTAGTCTAATAAGATACGCTACTGGTGGTTGCACCCGGGGTGGTAACAATATACACATCTCCGGTTTTAGAAATAACAACGTCATTTGCTTTTGGGTAGCCATTCTATACACTGCCGTTTGTGATTTGTAGAGTGGAACTTCCAGCGGTGTTTACATTATAATAAAGCACCTGGTTCCCCGCTATGTTTGTTAAAAACGTTACAGACCACTTGGCGGAAGATGAATTATAGGTGGTCGTAGTATAAACATCAGCATTTCGAGAAATTAAAATGTCCCCCGCGACCACATCCCTTGAGGAATGTAATATATTACTATTAAGGATAAGGGTGGTTTGCGCTCCATCTGTGTTTGTCTCAACATACCAAATGCTGTTTTCGGTGGAACCGCCTATACGCTACAGTTCGCTCCCCGTCCTTCTCCACATACTTCCCATGGGATAAGTTGCGCTACCCTGGCTACAAACAAGTATCTTATTGGGGGGCATTGTAGCCCAGTAAGTTTGATCGCCCAGCTAAGAAGCAGTCATTAAAACAGTTTGCGCTCCAACACTCTCGTCTACTTGTGCGCCGGTATAGCTAGAATTATAATTTTCAGCCATGTATCTCCCTCCTCTTTAAAATTTTAATATGTAAATGGTAAATTATTTAAGTTTGTAAAACTAATATTCATACGCCCCGTAAAATCTAGAGAACAGGAGACCGATTGAATAAGAAATTTTTCACAAGTAAGCTCAAAAAATTTATCAGAAATTGCTATAATGTTGTTGACTTCTAACAACGGATTGAAAAACACCTCTGTGCTGGTCGAGCTCTTTAAAATTAATTGCTTTCTTAGCTCATAATCAGCACGTTCTTGTGCCAGGCTCGTTGTATAAATATTACTATCGTTAATAATATTACCAGTTCGATATCCTATTCTTTTCCAACAAAGGGGCGACGCGGGATCATCGTTAGAAGCGACCGCCGAAAGTGCGCCTCCGCCAACACCAGTTCCCACCACAACAATCCTGTTGATGATTTGGTTGTAATCAAATGTAAAACTCATGGAAGACACATCACCATCTAAATCGGTCGGACCGACCTCTCTTACTTGCGTGTCAAAAGAATAGAGCAACGGTTTGTCTTTGTCCAAAGTGACTTCGTTAATTGGCGCTATGACAAGTTTTCCGCAGCTGTTATAAAATATCTCAGCCGATAATTGAGTGGCTAAGTCTGTAAGAATGGATCCAAGTGTGTCCCCGGCATTTTTACTAATGCGAACTTGTGTTTTTTTACCTGTAAAAATATTTGGATATATAAAATCTTGGGGATCTAAAACGCATCCATTGCCCATATCTGTGCGTAAAATGTCGCGAATAATAGTATAAATATCTATCCCATAATCAATAATATATGTAGACCACAGACGTCCGGTAGCACCATCAAACAATTCGAACTTATCTCCCGCTTGTACAGAAACCTCGCGCATCAATGCAGTTTCTGAAGGAGTAACAGAATTAATCACGAAAGTGCCCTTCCGAAACCAATAAGTTTTCCCGGTGCTTATTTTTACACCCAAATCGAAACGCAGGCGGGTGCCCGCCCAAAAAGTATTTATATCGGGGGTATAGCGTCCGTCATAATTATATAGAGTGAAAGAAAGAGTCCTTCTTTGCCCGTTTTGATAGTTTTCATTATAACTACCACCCAGCTTTATATCATGAGACGGAATTTCATATGCAATTGTTTCGTCTGCATATAATACAAAAATTCTAAAGCACGATTGTACATAATTTAAGTTAATTTCTCTGCGCAGCAATTCAAAATCGACGTCTCCGTCTACATAGCCGTAATCTTCAGAAGCGTCGACAGACAAAACCTCCCCACTCGCAAGGTTATAATAAGAGCTCACTTTTCCCCCTCCTTTTTTGTTTATTTTGCACAACCCCGCGATTTCTCGCGGGGTTGTTTTTGTATATTTTGACGATAAATTTTAAGATAAAAGGTCAATTTTATCCAGAAATTGGGCGGTAGCATATACGCGTGCCCGTAAAATTTGCGCTATAAGTACTTGCACTTCCTCCAGAAAGATACCAGAGGCCGGCAGCACCAGAATCGTTACAGCAACCGCCACCCATTAATACCTAACCAGAAGCATCATAAATATAATGAACCCCTAAATATTTATCTGAGGCGGCCCCCCCACCAATTACACGAGGAAAGGCCATCGAAGGGTGGTTCGGGCTATAAGAAAGATACTTTACATAACCGCTTGATGTGGGACGATAGAAATCTTGATCTACTTCCGAGGGGTGGGTCACAGCATCTTTAAAACTAAGAGGATTTTCAAACACGGCGGTTCCGCTGCTGCTAAAAGCCACACCGTCGATCCACTTATCCACGTTGGCAAATGGATTTTCAACTCCTAAAATTTCCATAACCCCAAAAGACTCATCCCATCCAGAAAGAGGCACATCACTTGAAGCGTCAAAACCAAAGGCAGTGTCAATCGACATAGTCAGTCCTGTTGTGCAGGCTCTGGAATACCCCGCGGGTTGGGCTATACGACCAGTGCAAAACGCATAACTAAGGTTAGAACGTTGCAAATAAGCCATACATAAAAAATTATACAGAGTTACGATTGAAAGGTCTAGTTGCTGATAACCACTGCCCCATCCTGCGATATTATTTCTAAGATTTGACCGAGTCCCATATGTAGGAGTTTTACCAGCCTAACTAAGAGCCCTTGACCCGCTCCCACCGGCCTCATATTTTCCAATATACACCGAGTCTAAATAAGTGCTCATATCATTGGGATTGCCAAAACAAGAGGGTATAAACCAGCTCCCCCCACTTTGGGTTTTAGAAAATTTAATACCATCAATAACGGAAATTCCGTCTATCGTCGTAGTAATCCACTGAATAGACATTTTAGGTATGCGTATAAAAACATTCCCCTAACTGTCTGTCCATTCGCGTATTTCGTTAAAAGGGAAAATGCTATCGAGCGGATTGTTAACACACACTACCGGACCTTTTCTTTGAAGAGTATATCCACCCATATCCGCCGCATCATCTGTAAGAGTTAGCACACCGTCAGAACGAGTGACTCCCGTTATCCCAACAATTGCGTCGGCGGGGGTAATGAAGTGCGCAATTAGCGTCATATCGGTGGTGGGGGAGAGGGGGAAGGTTTGTATATTTCCCCCAACCGTCCAGCCAACGAAAACTTTACCGCTCGGTGGTTCGGGCGGCGTGGGAGGCTATGTAGTCTCCCCCACCACCACATATTGTTTAATATAATCTGTGTCTGCGTCTTCTTTGTAGGTTAAAGTGCACACACCAGCCGGTAATTCAGACCCACCACCGCCAGGTACGTTAACCACAATATCAGCAGTGCAATATTTATTTTGCGTAGCAAGTGTCGCTTGTGTAGAAGTAACATTATACGAACCCGTGTATGTGCCAATTTGTCCAAGCACGGAACCGCTCGGTCCATAAAAATGGTGGCCTGCCAATATATATGCCCCACTGTTGTCCGCATCAGAGGTATTATAAAAATTTGCGCTAGAGCCCCCAGCTAAAGGGACATTAATACAGTCTATGTCTTGATAAGTAACGGGTTTCCCGTATGCATCAAAGACTTTTACATCTTGTTGTGCCATTGTTTCACCTCATTTTTATGTTAATTAATAATTAATTGCGATTCGTTGGCGCTAAGACTATAAGCCTATTGAATATGTAATTCGCTACCAAATACGTTTGGATCGCGCCACATATATACATATTCGCCGGCACCATACTCAATTCCGCCAACAGTAAATGCTGGCAAAATCACGGCATCGCTCATGCGACGGTCGGGCTCAAAGGCACAAACCTTAACACCATATCTTACACCCAACACAAGCTCGCCGACTCCAAGCGTGTTCAAATTATAAGTTCCCGTAGAAGCACTGGTAGAAATGGTAACATTTTTATTTATACCAGATAAATCTTCAAACAAGAAAATGAGTTCCGTACCCGCGGTGTACGTAGGCGAAGAAACAACAACGGTATATGCGTTACTTCTCGAAAGAACAGGCGCCGTCGACTGTGTCTCCACGCCGCTTGTGGGTCTATAACACAATCTGGCATTGACCGATTCTTTAGATTCTCGATACGCCACGTCTGTAAGCCACAATCCCATCTTTTTGTTCTTCTTACCAATTTCGCAAAATACAGGGTGTCCGATCGCGGGATGAATCAATGTTGATTCATTATAATCGTGTGCAAAGTATTCATCACAGTAATAGGTGTTATATTTCGCCGTAATCGATGCCGAACCGTCTACTTTTGCCGGATAGTTGAAGAACGGAAAATCCTCATCGTAACCAAGTGCCGTAATTTCGGCAGTCATGAAACCATCGGGGTTTAACCAGTTGCTATTCCAGGCCGGGCGCTGATATGCATCAATGTCTTTGTACCAGTTGTTATCCGTGTAGTCCGCATAATGGGTCGGGGTAGTTGCTATTCTCCATGTTAAGAGACTGGAATCGCTATCTGCCATACCTCTTACGCCATCAACCCAGACAGGATAATTCAGATCACAGACGCCCAAACATTCTGTAATTTCGCTAGCACCGTTTTGGAAGTTAACACCGCGATTATTCAAAATTAACGCCAAGTCCACAAAAAGTTTTTGGAATTGCCAGTCAAACTGCTGATATCCGGGACCGTTGACCCTGGCCGCAGAACGCATTACGTCGATTCCCGCCAACGCCGGTTCCTCGCCAGTGTCTCTGGGTTTGCTGGTCATAAGACCATCTGCCGCATACAAATCACCCGATGCATATTTACCGATATATACATATGGCAATATATTGTTATCGGCGTCTACAAACACAGAGTACGGCTCATATGTATCATCTACTTTTGTAGTAGAAATCTTAAAGTCTCGAATAGAGCCACCGGATAATTGACTATAATCATATTTTGTAACCTTACGATACAACGTAGGTATCTTGATAAAGATATTGCCATATTCGTCGTTGACTTCTTCAAACACTCTCGGGAAGTCTTCTTTAATCCTGATCGAAACATTTTGCGGCGACCTGGTGCCAAGATTGATGACGTCAGCATAATCTTTAAGAAGCACTCTAGCCATATCCAGCTCGGTGCAGTTGCCCGTGCAACAAACTTCGGGGCTTGTTGCAAAGAACCCCTTTTGTTCGGGGGCGCTATCTTGGGTATTTGCCACCCTCTCCTCTACAGTACCGTAGTCGCCATAAATGATCAGCCCGCGAGTTGAGTCGACTTGTTTCCATTCGAAGGAAATAGTGGACGGAACGGGCTCCACAAAATCACGCGTGGTGACGGAGTTACCCGTAATATGGACGATCCAGGCGTTACCTTTAATATCCCTGAGAAGTTTGGGATTCTTCGAATAAACAAATTGTTGCCACTGCCGCAGCATTTCCGCTTTCTCATTTGTAGAAATCGGGGCATAGCGACTAAATGGCATCCGCTCTATATATTTATATTTGCTTGTCGGTACAAGCTCGCTGCCAAGCAGCGCAGAGATAGAACCGCTGTCGGCATTCATTTCGCCAAAGCCGAATTTGGGGTAACGTCCTAAGGTGTCAAACTCCTAGCGTTGAATATTTTGTGTCTGCGAACCAGTTTCTAAAGAGTATTTAAACAACCAGACATTTTTATTATTAACACGATATTGTTTGCGTAACAAAGGAATATCTACGTTAATGGTTTCCGGTTCCAGCTCGGCAATGCTCCAATAATCCCACTTCGTGCACATGGGTTGCCCGGCAACATTCGAGGTTTCGTAACTACCTTTGACGATTTGCCCTTGTATTGTCGGCTCTCCGTATAAATCACTCGTGTCACCTGTGTTGTTTTTCCAAATTAATCCATCATAATTGGCAAAAGTTTGGAAAGTGTTTGACATATCATTAATGTCAATTTTATATGTGCCGGGATAAACCACATACTGATACGAGCGACCATTGGTAATATTAAAGTCTCTGAAAACTTTTTTATCTATTGAGGTGTGTATTACAACGGGCTCCCAATCACCGATGACGAAGGAAGCCGCATCTGTTTTATCGAAATAATACTCACCAATAGCAGACCTCTTGCACGTATACATGGTGGGCTCGCTTACGCTGCCAACTGTTCCTTTCTCGGGAACGGCCAAGAAATACTGTTTCCTATTATATGTTTGTTCATTGCTTCTGTAAATCGTACCATCCTCCCCACGGAAAGTAGAGCCACCCACATAGGTGCCCTTAATAACGGGGGTTTGGGGATAAACATCGTACTCTCTGCGGTAGATTGAATATGTTGCGTCCCCCTGAAGGTTAAACGATGACTCGTCTATATCGATAAAAATCACATTAGACTCCGTAGTACAGTCATACTACACAACAAACTTATCACCCTCGCTAAGAAGAGTCTTTGAACGTGTTCCGGAAGCAACATATAATATCACTTCTTGAGTGAAAACGTCTCCCAAATCATTCTCCAACATCAAGACAAATTTATAAGGAATGTCTTGTGCGGTGTCATTTGCAAGACCATAGAAGGTGGCGGTGATATTTTTATCATATCGCCACCCCGTGTCCTACAATAACTTCGAATAGTCATCAGGACCGTCGTCTGGTGCCTTCCCATATAATGCCCAGCGATAGTTTTCCCACGACGATTGACCAAATTGCATATATTGTGCCGATAACTTGACAGCGCGCGCCGCGATGGCGTTCATCGGGGAGGAAAAACCAACCGTATAAGGTGAACCGCCGACGACAACAAACGACTCTTGCCCGTATGCGCCGTCACTAACCATATAGTTCTCTCTTGAAAAATTCATTCCCAGGGTAGAGAAAATTTCGTCATTCTTATACAGAATTACATATGGAGACTCATATGAATAGAAAGGATTCTCGTCAGAGGTCTTAAAATAAGTTTTAATTTCATAACGCCAAGGATAAGAAGTATCAGTGGTGCTAAAGGATTTTATAGCAGACGATAAAGCGTCGTGCGTGATATAATATTGTTTGCTATTGAACCCCTTGATATTAATCCATTGTTGACCGCCAACGTTATGATTATCAAGAAGTTTCAACTTCATTGTTTTAGCAATCTCTATCCAAGGTGTAATAAAAGTTTGTGTTGTACTGTTTTTAAGAATTTTTGCCGTACTTAAATCCGCATTATGATCTCGTAATGAAGTTCCACTTCTTTTTATAACAGTTTTCCCGTTGTTTTGTCCTCTGCGAATGTAATAATAGCCCCCACTTTTTGTACTGTTAGAGTTTTTTGTTGTGTACCAGGAGACTCCACTGCTATTGGTGCTAATATTCGCAACAGTGGCATAATTACCTTTTGAATACAAAATAACGTCTCCAACATTAACCCCTACACCATCAACCGTGCCCTTATACGAACTACTGCTTCCCGGAGGATTCTCGTTGTTCGAATCGTACAAATCAAAGCTTCCCTTCGCAGCATTTAAAAACAATATTATCGGCTATTCTACTCGGAAATAAATGGGGCTATCCCCAGAAACCGTGTCAACTTTTTTGGGATTCCACAAAGTATATAATCCTGGGGTCGCTAAAGATTCATAATTAAGCCCATCGTATAAAGAATACATAACTTTCCCAAGATAAGAGGCCCAAGTTTCGTAAGAAGGGGCACGCTAAATACAATATTTACCATATTCTTGATAATATTGATACACCCCGTTTTGTTTGGGCTCGTGTTGCGCATATAAAAGTATGTAATCACCGACATTTGCACCCGCAATACCTTTCCCGTCTTTTCCGGCCCAGATGTGCCTTTCAGCCACATAAGAATTGGCTTCCCATCCCTCTTCTGTGCCGTAGGTCTTCCAACTTCCATCTTGAAGTGCAGCAAATTCAATTGTTACGGGCGTATTAAAAGCTCGGTTTATAATATCGGTATCTAAAATGTCATTGGGATCATTAGAATGTTTAAAAAACTAGCAAACATCATTACGGCTTACATCGTCGCCGGTAAGGCTGCCGCTAACTGGATATACATGGGCGAAAGAAGCATCATAAGCCTTCACTCCCACTCGTGTATTGGAAGCACTCCCCAGTGCCATATACGTGTTTTGTAATATCAGGGGGTCTGCGTCAGTTCCTTCGGGAATGATGTTAAGCCCCAAAGCATCAATATCGCCAAGCTAAATTCTTTCGGGCGTGGACCCCAGAATTGTGCCGTCCATGACCGTCATGTCCAACCATTCTATATCCACATCTTCATAACGAATGTAGGGTGGCATTAAATAACCAAAGACATTCGTGTCCTCAGGATATTCTGAATAATTGCCTTGATATAAAGTAATTTCCCATTTATAGTTATTATTATTGGCATCAAATAATTCAACAACCTGCTCTTTTGCGCGTCCGTCAGAATAATTAGTATCGTATACCAAACTTACCCAATGTGCGCGAGTATCAGCAGCATGTTCAAAACGTTTAGAAGTGTTGTTGTAAACCCAATAGCTATTATGCTGGGTACGCCCCTTAACTACCGTGGCGCTAGTAAGACCCGTCATTTTTTCTAAATAAGTGCTACTGATCAAGTTGCCCAACACATCATATGAACGCAATATTCTCGCACGGTATACACCGTCAATATTGGTGCCCAGCGCGGTTCCCTGGGTGCTCGCAACAACAAGATCGCCTTCTTGTAAAGCTTCGCCGTCTAACAAAATTATGTTACGGCGCGCGGCGTCTCCATCAGTATCGTTGGGCCAATTGTAAGTCAGCCTCTTTGTGCGCGCTGTGTATGTCCAGTTATTTATGTTCGATGGATCGTTTGCGTCCATGTCCGCCGTATAATATAAAACGCGATCTGCCAAAGCATCGGCAGTATAATACATCGCATTATAAGACTCGTTTAATTTTTTACGATTGTTCTGGAAAAAGGGGATACGTAAAAAAGTACCATTCACACCGGAATTTAATTCAGCATTCAAGTCACTTTCTTCGAGTCTTAATTCTAACAATTCGGAAATAGGGCTGATTTCGTCGCCCTCAAAAACCACCTGGTTATTATCGGTTAGAATTCTTATTTTATATCCGGTGATATTCTTGTTTGATGTGTCAACTTTACACGAAAAATACTTGACCGGAGTTTCTTCGGGGGTTTGGCTAATCGCAACCCTCGCATCTACCCCCGTTGCGAAAGGGAAGCAATATGTAGGCTTATAAACCGCCATTAATTTCAATCCTCCTTTCTTATGCCCCAAAGGGCACGCTTGCTTTCCAAAAATAAAAATATTAAAAATGTAGTATCCTTACTTTAAGAAAGCAAGGTGTTTTTTTGTATATTTTACACAACCCCGTGGTTTCCCACGGGGTTGTATTTGTGCAATTTCACAACAGATTTTCGCGATAAAATTTCTTTTTTATACTGTCGTAAAATTACGTAAGATTTTTAGTTAAAGCGACTCTCGCTTTTATGGACTTAACAAATGCATCAGCATCAAACGAACTATCTGCAGACACATTCATAGTAAGATTGTTAATGTTGAAAGATTCATCACAGAGAGGTGCAGATCCAGACACACCATTACGCAGAGATATACCGCCCTCGACAGCCCTAAGGAGATTGGGAGCTATTTCTCCCAACGCCCAGAGATTCGAGGTGATATCCGCAGGGAGGATGCCGGAGTGTGCGGGGAGCGCGGTGAGCGTTCCCGAAGGAGTAATAATTGCTTCTGTACCAAATTCATTAAGAAGCGCAGTAGCGCCTGCAAAATTGGTTGTTCCCAAAGCGTTCCGAACGAGAGGGACTTCGGGCTTACCCCAGAACGGAGAAGGAGAAGAAAAAATGGTATTGATTCCCATTTCGTTACCCCAAACTACACTTGACTAAGAACTTCCCTCTGAGCTTTTGCTGAGTGCATAGAAAGCTCCGTCGTGGTAAAGGGCGCTCCGACCATCCCCATGCTAGAACAAAAGATCTTCGACCCCTCGCTCTTGCAAAAAGGCGGCGAGATCTTCCGCCGACTCATATAAACCTATATCCTCGCCATAGGCTTTGCTTATAAATTGAGCGAAAGAACCGCCCCAAGTGCCTGCTTTTGCATCAGACCAATTGCCCGATTTTTTATTTCTGGGGTCTTGCATAAACCTAATGTTTTTGTCGGGGTCAAGAATTTCGCTTACAATACTCTTTTGCGCAGAACTATAATCTGTAACATAGCTTTGGCTACCCGAGGGGGTATTAACCGAATAAGAATATTTAGGAGTGTACATATCCTAAGTGGCAGCCTTTAACGCCTCAAGAGAATTAACTCCCGTTCCAGCACTTTGGTGGAAATCAGAGCCAATATATCCTTTGCTTTCTGCGATCGAATAAATTCTTTGATACTTTTCGAGCGCAGAGTTTAATTCAGAGGCCGTCTTATTTTTACCCAATAGTTTTGTATAGTCTTTCCAGGCATTAGTTAAATCTGCTAAAGTCTGTTCTCTATCTTCCAGAGAGGCTTCAACCACCTACTCACTGATCTTATCAACACCAACTTCAATACCATCCAGCAAAAAGACAGCCTAGGATAGCAAACTAGCTGCGGTGCCGCCGCCATCTGTAAGTGTGTTATTAAAATCTTCTGAGAAGCCTTCCACGATTGCCTACACGGCGCCGCGGCCATTTGATGAAAACTCACCAAAGAAAACTTCTGTTAGTTCTTGCTTTTGTTCTTCGGTGCGAACATCCCACAAGGTTTTCCATTTATCGGCAATGTATGCAATCGCAGAAATCTATTTGTCAATTTTAGAAATTTGTTTTTCTACAGACAGGTCTTCAATTTCCTTTTGGGCTTCTGCGATCTTATTTTGATCGGCTTCGTATACCCAGCCAACCCCTGCACGGTAAATGCGTCGCTTATCGTTCATTGCCTCTTCTAATCTGACGCGCGCCTTTAAAAGCTTCAGCTCATATTCACGTTGCTTATTAATATTTTCTAACATATTGCGCTGCTCAGTTAAAGCGTCAACCTGTTTCTGGTAAGCGCTGGCAATAAACTCAGTGGCGTTTTTCAACTATTCGCGGTACAAATCTGCGACTAAAGTATCGCCACTAGCATGCTAAAACGCCTCAATAAGAACTTTATTAATTTCTTTAGAAGTGTCTGTCCCCATTAAATATTTCAGCAAGCTCGCCATTGTTGTTGCCCCCGACTGCTGAAGCGCATTATCAATATCTGCGTCTGTGAGTTCGGTTTTTTGCATTTTTCTCAAACTGGCAACATAGGAAAAAATACCCGGTTTAAACACTTTGTCGTAATGGTCACCGCTTGCCGCATATTGATTCCATTGCTCCTTGAGTTCTTGGTTATTAAGCTGCCTAAGTTGCGTCATGATTTCCTACATGACGCGCGGTGTGTCGGACATATAAGCAATAAGATCAGGATATTGTTGAACAATTTTATTCATCCAGCCAGAAATGCTTTCCGTACTCGAGGCCATGGTATTTAATAACGAAGAGAAGGCGCTCGTAGAATCAATTAATTCTTGGGTGCTCTTTAATAAATCTGCCAGGGTTAATTCTCCAAGCTTATCAATAAACTAGGGTAGATTACTTACGGTTGTTCCAATGGCAGAAGCAAAACTCTCCAGAATTTTTTTATCAAACTAATCCTTTGGATTTAGTTTTTCTAACGCCTCTTTAAGTTTATATGCTTCACCGCTAAGCACCGCTGCAATTTCCTCATCGGTCTTAAGTACGCGCTCTGCGTATTTCAAGAACCCTTCACTTAAATCACCATTTTCATATCTCATTGAATATCCCGCAAGACCGCCGGATTTCTCAACTTCTTCGGCGAGCGTACGATAAATTTTACCTACACCCAGACGTTTTAATTCAACGACATTTAAATCTGTTAAATAAGCATTGCGCCCAGCGGACATTGTTTGGGCTGTCAAGAGAGCCTCTTCAACCAACATTTTGTTGTCTTCATCGCGAAGCGTCCACATATATTGCTGGTAATCTTTGAGGGCTCTAGCCATTTCCTCCGTAGCCGCTAACTGCTATTGCGCGTCCTCTCGAGCCTAATCGTTACCTGTTTCAATAATTCTTTTCATGAGCTCGGCTTGTTCAGATAAAATAGTCAATTTATCCGAGACCAGGGATCTCTCCCACTCCTAAGCTCTCTGTTGTTTATAGTTATTTGTTATAGCAGAACCAACAGCCGACCCAGCACCAAAACCAGCAACCAGGCTGCCGCCCAACAAGGCACCCCCGATAAGCTTTCCAAGGAGCCCCGGCCACGCCGCTAATAATATTGCTCCGGTAGTTGCTAACGCCCCCGCGGTCCCTATACCAGCAGCTGTACCGCCGCCCCAGGCCATTGCAGATTCTCGGTTGGTTATACCCAAATCGGTAAACCCATCCAAAGCGGAATTATATTTTAACTAGGCGTTTCCAACTTTTTGCTCTTGATTATAAATATCTTCTGTCCGAGCAATTTTTTCTTGTTGATGCAACGCTTTAACTTGCGCAATCTCTAGTTTACGGGCTGCCTCTCTGCGTCCTTCTCCAACCTCATTTTTAAACGACTAAACAAGTTTATAGAGGTCATCGTCACCGTTGTTAATTTTACCCAATTCTTCTTTGAAAACTTTTCTAGTAGAATCATTTTCAGATTTATAAATATCGGACAAAAATTCATCAGCCAACGCATCTGCTCGACGAATATCATCAATACTTTTAAGAGTGGATAAACTTTTAATTTCCGAGACCTAAGAGCTGATATGCTCTAAAACATTAGTGGTTTCCTGTGCGTCAGCAGAAAGATTATGGATGTCATCTCGTATTTTATCAATGGACCGCGCAACCCAGTTGCCGACAAGGTCGCCCAAGAACCCACCGATAAAAGGTATCGCGGCACTCAGAGCCGCGTCTACACTTCGAGAAACACTTTTGGCCTCTTCGGAAGACGTAACAGTATTTCCCCTTGAGTCGGTATGTGTTTGTCCACCCGTCATATAGGCAGAGGCCCCCGCCATAGTTTGGTTAATGGCCATAGTAGCCAGCAACGCGCCCTTGGATGCCCACAAAGATCCGCCAGAAGCCCCTTCGCCGCCTTGCTGTTTAAGGGCCAGCTGTTTCTCTTCCTCTTGGGTTTCTTGCGCGCCTAGCCGTGCAGTGTTTTCTTTGTGCTGTTCTTCCAGAACGCTGTCAAACGTTATTTGTTCGCCGGTTTCTTCCATGGCGGCCTGAGTTTCTTGAGCGGACTTTGCTGTATTTTCTGCTGCTTTTTCAAACTCTTTGGCAGATTTAAACACGCGCTCCCCTCTGGCAGCCACATAGGCGTCGGTCGCGTCGCGACGCTTATCGCCAATAAAGAAACTTCTCAGACTCCGAAGTCTGCCTTTTTCCTCAAGCCCTTTCAATCCCTTTTGGAGCCAGGATTGCCCAGAGAGTGCCCTATAATTACTCATTCCAGCGATCAGACCGGGCATCCACTTAAGAATCTTAGGAAGAGCATCGACAATTTCCGCAAGAAGATTAATCCCTTCGGTTAACAATCCAGCCACGCCGCTGTTACTAGCAATGTTTTCAACCGCCGCAGTAAGCCGCTTTTGTGCCGCTTGATATGATTCTTGGTATGCGGTATATTTTGTCTCGGCTGTGCCGCGAGAGTTACGAGACACCTCAAGAAGCTCCTCGTACTTTGTCCAGTTAGACAAAAGTGTAACAACGCTTTCCTGCTGCCTAATACCCGCAAGTGCGGTCGCAATAGCTTTCTTGGAAACATTGTCGAGAGCGTCCCATTTTTCAGCCACTTCTGCTAAGACTTCATCGAAATCTTTGAAAGTTAAGCTCGAACTACGAATTGAAATCCCTATTTTATTCAGAACTTTTTCAACATCGTTTACCGCATCGCCCTCTTCAGCAGAAGCGAGATTCATTTTATTATACGCGCCAGCTTTAACATTACCATAACGAGAAATAATCGTCTTCATACTGGTACCAACTTGCGTACCAGAAGCTTGCGTAACGTCAGCAATGGTTGCAACATATGCAGCCGCCTGGTCCATATCAACACCAGCCAAGCTACCGATGTTTGCGAACTAAGCAAGACCCTCGGCAATATCACCGGCAGAAGTTGCTGCTTTAAGGTCAATTGCAGTCAGCTTATCCACGATATCCATAGATTCGGACGCCTGCATTTTGAATCCCTTTAACGCACTCGTTACTTTTGTATTTAATAAGGGTCGCTACTCCTTATTGTGCAAAGCACCTCGCGCTTTCGCGTGAGAATTGACTATATCATCATCCCAAAATTAACACCGGGATGTCACTTGCTTCCATCTCGCTCGAGATGTACTCCATAAAGGATAGTCGATGGGGCTGGGTCTTATAAAGACCCCTGCCTGCTGATTGCCCAATCCCCGTTACTTTACTTCTGACTACACCTCGCGGTGTCAGTTAGCGAACGAGGCTCTAAGGGGTTCCCAGCATATCAAGTGATTTATTTTTCTATATATTACTATATAGCGGACCTAATTTGTTAAGTCCTTGGTTGCCGCAGTGGCGTCTATCATACCTAACTTACTCAGATACAAGGAGGCCGTAACCAGGTCTTGAATCTGGGCAGTTTGGTAGCCCTGCCTTTGCCATTCGAGTGCAGAAGCCGAAACTTCTTGCGTTGTCGCGCCAATCTTTTGACCCAAGTTCGAATACTCGGTCATTAATCTGCGCGTATCTTCTTTAGTACCGTTGGTAACAATACGCAAATTCGTTAAAGTACCATCAAGGGCTTTTGCGTTTTGTACTAATAATTTAATACCTTGACGCAGCTTCGCCATAATATTCATTGCGGCACGGCCAACAACAAATCGAGAGAAATAATTAGAGAACTATCCAGAGATATCGCCCAACAAACCGCCATCAGCCGTCTGCGCCTTTTCGGCGCGCTCGCGAACCCGCGTATCAAGACGCGCGCGTCTTTGCCCCGTGGCTAAATATCCACCCGCGCCCGTCCAATTGGGATCGTTTTTATGCGCTTCTGCTAAAAGATCAACCGTTTCTTGCGCAATGTTACGCAACTCTTCAAGATCTGCTTTTTCTTGCTCAAGGATATCTCGTTTATCTTGGTTTGTTTCTTTTACAAGCGCCGCATCGACCGAATTAATACGAGACTCATATCCATATAAATCTTTATATGCAGAGTACGCGCTCTGTCTATCACTACGTATACGCTTATATTCGTCGATTTTTGCTCGTCTTCCAGCAAGCGCACCCTCAACCACTAAACGATCACTAACGGTGCTGCCTTCTTTTTCGAGCTTCGAAATCAACGTGTCCATATCCGCGCTAGTAGCGGTTGCATCGGTCTCTCTAATCAGTTGTAATAATTTCGAAAGCCGCTTTTCAATATGCTCTGCTAAATAACTATCGACTTCTTTAAGGTCCTCTGTTATTTTGGCTTGCTCTTCTGGAGAAAGAGCCTTAGAGCCCTGTTTAGCCGCCAAATCCACGCGTTTTAAAGAATACTTTTCTTTGTCACCCAGAAGCTCTCGGTATTCCTCTATATATTGCTTTGCAAGACCCTCTTTATTAAGCGGGGTATCTCTTCCCTCGTCTTCTAAACTCTTACTTTCAGCTATGAGAGCTAAAAGCTCTTCTTCTTTAAACTTAGGAATCTCAGTACCACCAAAGCTATCAAGAAGACGGGAGGTCTATTCTGCATAGAGATCCGGGGTATAGGTCTTAGACCTTCCCACGTTATCTGTAACTGTAATAGCACCAGAGAAATAATTATTACCGCCAATAAGAGCATTCATCAGGGCAGCGGCTCGCTGTTTTTTGGCAGACTGCTCTTGTTTGGTTCCTGAATTTATGTGTTTATTATAAAGCTGTGCAACTTTTTGCGCGTTGGCTTTTTGCCCGGTGTATCCGTGGCCAAGTGCAAAATTTGTTAAGAAATCTTCTGCAGAAGTTGCTCCCGATGCTTCCAATGCTTGTTCAAGCAGCTGAAGATTCGAAATTTCGTTTAAAACCTGTGCAATATCGTCTGCGTGTAAATCTGTCGAGCCCCTGGTTTTATAGTCGCTAACCGTAAAGTGCTTTTTACCCTCTTCGTCAACCACGAAAGACACCAGGTCGGCTATGGAGGCCTCTTCTTTCCCGAACGCAACTCCGGGGATGGAGATTTCAGCCAGCTTAGTCGCGTTTGGACCAAGGTGTTCGTCCATGCGCTGTGCCATGGCCGTTCCAATCCCCATCCTAGAAGCCATCTCTGCGCGGGCAGCTTGCGCATAATCAAACGAACCATCAGGGTTGATGGTTATTCCGCGAATTTCCGCAAGAGTGGGATCTAAGGTTAAGGCTCCAAGCGCGTAAAGCTTTTCATAGTTATGAAGAATGTTCTCTTCAGCTTCACGCTGGGCTTTATTGAGTTTTCCTTTAGAATTAGCAAGCTCTGCAAAATGATGTGCAGCCGTGCCTCCAAGCATTGATATAGAAGTAGCAAATTCATCTTTATGCGTATCAATAAATTTTTCGCGCGCCACAGGGTCATTAATATCAAGTTTTTCCAGTTGATCAAAAAAGCTCGATTTTGTGCGTGCGTAAATAAAATTTTTCGTGCCTAAAAATGGCCGTCGCTTTGCTTCTGTGGTTGACGTAAAACCATGTGAGGAACTTAAAATTTTCCCCGCAGTGGCTAAAGCAGACTTTTCACCGGCATTGCCCACTTCTGAATATTGACGGCCACCAAAAATATCATCAGGAGAAAATTTATATTCAGAATTCTTATAACGATTCTGAATCATAACGCCTAATGAGGTACCGCCATGGGATGTTCGATACGCCTCGTTGGCTTTAAGAATATCTTTTATAATAGCGTCTTCAGTTAAACCGGACACACCTTCTACAAACTGATCTGTGATACCGAGTTCCGCACGTGCATCCATGAGGTTCGCCATAACCTCTCCAGAGAACATGTCGTCCTTCTCGCCAACGATACCCAAAAGCCGCATTGTGGCAAAGAATCTTTCCAACCCCTCTCGAGTATCGAAAGTGCCCGATTGAGTCGCTTGATAATAAAGACTATTTAACAAATCGGCGGGATTGTGCCCCTTTAACTTTTTGGTGCTAACATTTTTAATGTTAATACCAGTCTAATATGACTACCCAATTAAGTTAATTAACTGGCGTACACCCCCGAGGGACCCGTCTGCTCCTAAGTCACCAGTAAGCTCCCTTAGAAGCTTTCCGCTTCGCCCGGCCCATTCGGCGCCCACATTGGCGTACATCGCCTTCATGAGCTATTCGGCCTTATTTAAGGGGTCTTCTAATTCGGAAACTTTGCCGATATCTAAAGAAGATCCTTTACTCTCGGCCTTTCTCGCTTGCTCTTGCCGTTTTGCTAATTTTGTATAATATTTTTGTCCGGCAGCAATGGCACCACTTAGATCACCGTTTAATGCGGCATTGTAAATTGCAAGACGGTCGCCATCGAAATCCCCATGCATAGTTCTTAGCAAATCCGGGTTAATGAGCGCGTTGCCCTCTTCTATTGAATCCAATATAATAGCGCCGGCCTACACAGAGTCGTCTACCATTTTTAAGATGGGGTATCTCATCATTAAAAACTGTCCGCTGATAGCCCCTTTGTATTTTTTAGACATTGGATTAATGGCCTATTTAATGGCGCCAATCATTTGTTCAGATGTCAGCCCCTTCTTTGGGCCGTGCTTAAACAAATCTTTATAAAGGGACTTTAATTCATCGGGCGCCAACTCCGTTAGCATAGTTTCAACATCTTTAGAGCTTAATGCTAAGGAGGGCATTGCCCCAGATTTAACACCATATATATCAGATAGGTTATTAAAAACCTCGGTGTTCATCGCTTGCGCTAAGAAATAACCGCCGCTTTTTTCTTCTAAAGTATGGTACTCTTTATATATTGATCCCTTTTTTTCTTTATTGATAGAATCAAGAATATTATTATAAGACTATGCAATTTTCTCGCCCGCGCGTTCCTGCTTTTTCCTTTGTTCGGGAGCGCTCATCGTGGTGAGATCAAACTTAGATAACTCTGAAATTGTGCGGAGCTATCGAATGGTCTCTGCGCCAATCGCATCTGTAACCGCGTATGTCTCTCCGCCAACCGAATACTCGGGCCCCAATTCAAACACGCCACCGCGCACATGGTAACCAGTATGCTCAGTTCCGCTGGAATCAGAGGCGTAGACGGGAATTACATTACCACTACTGTCTGTGGCGTAAAATACAAAGGGTACCTCATCAGGAGACCGGATCCCCTTCTCTAAGTACTTATCTTTGTTGCGATTAAATTCTTCGGTTTGAGCCTCACGAATGCGGCGAAGCGCCGCGGCGCCGCTCTAAGCAGAGATGCCCCCGCGGCCGCTTTCCTAATCAAATTCAATATCTCCGAATCCCCCAGCGGGAACTAACTCTTCAACATTAAATTGCAGCCCAAGCTCGTTTGCCCTTTGTTTACTGGTTTTTTCGTTCTCTTGCTGGAAGGTCGCAAAAAGAGAATTCTTCGTATTAACCATATAGCGTCTTTTGAAGTCTTCTTCTTTCTTTGCCAGGGCTCCCTCCAGCTCTTTTGCTTTATTTTCCCAAGGGGTCAAATCTAATTTGGGAGCAAGCTTCCGCATGTTTTCAATACTAGCTTTGAAACTATAAAGGTCCAGTCTGTCGTATTTTTTTCTTGAAGCATTGGGACCTGTTCCTTGGTAACGGTCGATTGAGCTCATCTCCGCCCCCTGCGAGAGAGGGAGGGGGCGTTCAGCCCATTGTAATATTTCTTCCCCGGGGTCTCCCACCTTTCGCACGGCATTGCCTTTCAGCCCATAAGCCTCTCCCATAACTTTACCAAGTTTCAGAAGTACACCTGTGATACCGCCTTCAGTATCAATCATATGCTGTAAGGCAACCTCGTTAATATCAAGACCCGCGCCCTCAACAAATTTCAGAACACCAGGAAGTTGCCTGTTAATTTCAGCAATTATTTGAGAATTACTATGCCCCGTTCGCTCCAGCTGACCGATGGTGCTTTCTAGCATTCCATTGAATGTATCGCGAGTTTTTAATTTATGCTCGCCGCGTCCAATCACCATTTTAAGATTGCCGTTTTCATCAAAAACGTCTTTCTCTGAATATCCATGCTTGACAAAAGCTAATCCCAATAACTATTCAGTTATATCGCTTATCACGGAACGGAAATCGGACATTTTACCGCCGCGGCTAGTGAATGTCTTGTTACGATTTTTCTCGGTTATATCTATTCCAAGCACAGCCGAAGTCGGATCATCTTTGATAACAAGTTTACTGCTATTTTTAAGTTTTAAAATATGGCGTACCGCCTCAGTACGAAGCTCGTCTTTTCGGTTGTCTAACACCTTTTTTAAGGCCTGCTCTCGAGTCGCTTCGTTTTTATACTCGTCTGTATGCCCTATTGCTTTAATTGCCAGTTTCTAGATCTCTTCTTCAACAACATCTCTAGCAATTTCTTTACTATACTGCATTGAAACCGCAAAATCTTCAGCGATAGAACGAGCATAAACAGATGCGTCGGCTTCTACGCCTTTGAGCATATCCATTCTGATTGTGTTTAACTCTATTCGTTCTTTTTTAGTAGAAGCCGCGTATAGCTGATCAAATTTAGCTTTAGAGAGAGATCCTCTAACAGCCTTGCCAAATTTTTCTTTATATTTACCTTTTAATATATCTTGCCCCGCAGCAACAATGTCAGCGTCAGAAATCGTACCTGCAAGATAAGACCGAGAAATGTGTTTACCCGCAGCAAGATCAGCTGCAGAATAAAGCTTCCTTTGCTCCGCCGTTGTGATTGTCGAATATTTACCGGCTATACTTTTATCCGCTACGGCCCCCCTAGAAGAAGTATACTTTTGTAAGGCTTTTGTTGTTTCTTTATTAAAGTCTTTTACATAAGATCTTAAATTAGCTAAAACTTTTCTATCTGTTAAGCCCGCCAAAAACGCAGTGGGGACAGGAGGTTGTGCGAAAGACATTAGACCGGGGGTGCCTTCTTTCTTGCCACCCTGGACGGGGCCGAGTCCGTACACCAAATTAAAAGTTTTTTCTAAATCGCCCTTCCAAAGATTAGTATAGATCCACGGATGAGCCCTTTTCACATATTGTCCGAAATCTTTCGTTGAAGCAAAGCCATTGGATTCAAAAAAGACATTCTGGAGCTCTTTTGCCAACGCAGCATCGTCTCTGGGCGCGCCATATTTACCCAGTTTGCTTTTATAATTATTTGCCATGGTCTTGAAAAGCCAGGACAAATGCACCTGCATACCCATGGCAGCTACGCCCTCGCGCCGAAGCCCGTTAATATTCCCAATAGAGGTGGCTTTTTGAAACTGCTCTTTTTGGGTTCTCGAGGCAGCCGAGGGGCTTTCGTGTGTAATACCACGCAACGTTTGGTTCAGTTGACGCATAACCAGCTTAGCTTTTTTATTATAATCATCAACCTGTTTATCCATCCAGACCATTCGACTGGCTAGTTCATTCGCGGCGGCATCAATGGCAAGTGCCCTTGCGCTGGCAAGCCCGATTTCTTTCCCTTGGTTTTGAACAAAAAACAAGGCATCCACTGACGGGAGATTATTCTGAATCGTTAAACCAGTCCCGCTGCTAGGTAAAATTTCAAGGCTGGGAATATTCTTCTCGTCAATTGCTTTGCGAGCTTCGGGGTTAGAAGGAAGAAAGGAAATTTTAAATCCCGCTTTTTCATCGCCGGTGATTTGTATGTCTCCGAACCCTGCTTGCCCCATAACACCAGCAAGGTGTTTTATACTTTTTTCGGTAGAATGAATATCTGTACCAACCTTTAATGCATTCTTAAAAACTTTTTCTTGACTGTTAGCCTGAGTGCCCGATTTTATAAAACGCTATGCTAAAATTTGGTCATTCAAAAATCCATCGCTAAGTGCGTTGAACCAGGAATTTATATTAGTCCAGCTACCCAATTATATCCCCTCCTTTATATATATAGATATGGTGCCATATATAGACACCTGTTTATTCAAAAAGGACAAACCACATGTCCTATTCATATTTTTTAACATTAACATATGCTCTCTCCTTTATGAGTAAAATATGAAAATCCCCCGACCAATTTTTCATGGTCGGGGGTGCCTCAGTGTATAATTATTCAAATAATATGCAAATTAATTCAGAACCAGAACCAATTCGCAAGCGCCTGACTCAGCACATTAAGCGCCTCGTCGGGATTTTCTTTCGAAGAATACGACATGTGGAACGAGCCATAGTCTTCAATGAATTTATTGCGCAGTTTGTAATACTCTTCATCTGCTGCTTTAATCATCTCAGAAGCAGATTTACGCACATCCTGCGCGTGTTTGTAGGCCTCTTCGACCTCTTTGGCCCTTTCTTTCTTTTCCTGGGCCTTCTTTTTGATTTCTTCCTGAGCCGCGTCGTAGGTCTTTTCGGCTTCGTTCAGCTCTTCTTCGGTCTTGTAGAACTTTTTGTCTTTTTCGCTATAGTACAACATGTTTAAACCCTCCTTTTGGTTTAAAGCACCACAATATCTTGTATTATTTGATTCTTTCGAACCCCAATATATTGTGGCAAAAATAAAATCCTATTTTTATTTCTATGTACTACGGGGCTGAGGTGCCCCCGCAATATTTTCTGGAGCCGCCAGAGGGAATCAAACCCACGCCCTGATAATTACAAATCATCTGCTCTATCTGCTGAGCTATGGCGGCACGAAGGAACACTAAGCGTGTTCCTTAATATTTAATTACTCTGTAGGTTCCCCTTCGAAGTCAACCTCCTCAGGTTCTTCTTCAGAATCGTCTTCAGGACCCTCTTCGATCGGTATATCGGTTTCGATATAATGAATCGGGGCGCTACGCAGGTCTATCGCCTCCGCATACATGTCTCCCGTTTCGATTTGCTGGATCAAGACATTTAAATCCGAATATCTCCGGACCAGATCGGTCTCAATAAATTCTTCAACAATCATGATTACTTGCCTCTCTCTATCTTTTTAAGCCAATCATCAATCGTGATTGCCTCCATAAGCATGCCCTCATTAACGGAACGCTGTCTTACGGAATTAGATATCTGCATTTTTTCTGCTAATGGCATTGCAAGCCAATCGACTTTGTGCTTCTTAAAATATTCTTTAAATCTTCTCTCTACGGCCTTCCGATAGACTTGATTGTCCTGATTGACCCATTCCGGTTTATTCATGGTGTAATAGGCATCAAAAATCATGAAGCTCGTATAGAACATTACCTTGTCCATCATCCCGCGCCTTATAAACTCGTCAATAAGTGCATCGTTAGAGTCAAGCATATTGTTGTATGTTTTCAAAATATACTTGGGATCGTGTCGACATACAGAGCTATCTCTCCATTTCCAAAGATAGAAAGGAGTGGGACAGTACTTCACATTCGTCGAACAGTTCTGACAAAGAATATTAAAGTAAGAATCCTCGTGAATGGTGAGAGCATCGTTCCAGCGAATTTTCTTGTCAACCAAATATTGGCGACGATGAACTTTCCCGTGTACAAAAGTCGAGTCCATTTCATGATTAACGAAAATAAAGTCTTCAGAAAATGGAACTTTTGTTTCTTCGATAAAAACAGAAATCAAAGAGTCGAAGTCGCCACTGGCCATTTCTCTAAATAATATCCATAAACCGCACATATTGTAAAACATGTCGTCCGCATCACAAAACATGACATAATCTGCTGTGGCCTTGTCGAAACAAGCGTTACGCGTCGCAGACACGCCTTTGTGCTCGCAGAGATAATATTGGATATCATAGGGGTAAGATTTTAAGAACTTTTCATCAAGATGAACATCTGTGCCATCGTTACAGATAATTACACCGACGTCGCTAAAGTCGATTCTTTGCTGGAGGGCGATGGAATCCAAGAGGGGTTTTAAGACCTCTTCGGTTTCTTTATACTGGGGTACCAATATTTGTAATTTCATGCATTCATTTCCTTTCTTTTTTAAATATATAGGGTTTTTGAGAAAAGTCAACAAAAATACAAAAATTAATATGCAGTAATCGACGCCGCAAACGAATCGCCATAAACAGACATGGTCATGGCCGCCGGGTTTGTAGAACTAGTCTCTAAAATTACATTAGTTTGAGTACCGCTAGTATTTTCCTCGACAAAAAGAGTCTCTTCTGTCGGCGTAAGAGTCACAATTGCCCCGAAACGAACACACACGTTAGCAGAAACATCGCATGGAAAAACCGCTGAAGAAGCGGCTGTTAACACTGTAGAACTGGGGGTTGCTGGGTGGGTTGAATCGTAAAGATTGCCCACGGTTACGCTGCCGGGATTTATAAAATGCGCCGATACAGTACCCGAATAATAAATAGGCGCCAAAACACCGATAGCGTCAGTAAAGCCCTGGGGAAACCCTAAATCTTCAGTGGTGTGTCCTTTTGCACGAATTAGATCTGCGATTTGAACTAAAGAGTCTTCTAATCCAATTACATCAGCTAATACGGGCTCTCCAATTACTGTTCCATTTGCCATTAAAAAAGAAATAAGATCACTATTAGTCACATCTACGCCATCTACTATGCGAATGGTTTTAGCATCTCGCAACCAACCGCTGTGTTCATCATACACCTAGCCATAATCTTGCTCCCCACCGGGGTTAAATCCGTTGTACCACATTCCATCGTCCCATACACCCAACGAACTTGAGGTATAGGTTTGTTCATTATATGGGATTTCGTAATTTATATTAAAATCTCCGCCACCAGAACCAGAAGGAAGAGTCAACACATTGTTAAATGTCCAAGTAGTATTGGTTAAATTCATATTACCAGCTTGCGCCATGCCCTGTGACACCAGAACAGCTGCATCAGCAGGATTCCATGTACGGACAGAACCAGATGTATCGAGACCTACGTACATCGCATAATTTTGATTTACTAGTGGAGTAGATATGATGAGTTGATATTTATTTGAAGAGCCTACACCATATTGACCACTTAAAATCGTATATCTACCAATAGATGTCTCTGGCGATGTGTTGTTAGCCATCTCTATGTAAGAAACATCTCCAGATACTGTATTGGAGCAACAATAGTTACCGAAAGAGTTACCAGAGCAATCGTTGCCGAAGGAGTTGTGGGAGCAACCGTTACCGAAGGAGTTGCCCTGGCAGCTGTTGCCAAAGGAATTGTAATTACAGTTACATCCTGCAATATTAAATAAATATTCAGTGACAGTCCTTGTCCCAGACATATTGGAGAAAATATTTAATAAATTATTATCACCAAAATTATTGTTCCAACACCACTCATCGGACACTCCTGTAAGATATTCAAATATATTTACAGGCAATCCTTCTGGGATGTTTTGCAATGACAAAGTAAACGAAAGTGCGTCTGGTGCTCGCCCAATCACGTTGTCATAAGTAACCACAAGACCAGACGAATTAAGCGTTTTATCTTGGTGTTCGCCAGTAGAGGTATTGTATTCATCAAACGTATAATACCAATCCGCATTAAACGCACTCAAATATGTAGTGTCCACTGTGGGGAACTGAATAGTTCCCAATATATTTGCACCAACAGAAAAGTCTTTGTGCCAAGTATTGGGGAACGGGGATGTATATGTACCGCTCTGTAAATAGTAGCTCAAAGCTTGGAACACGTAATATACAGAACCATACCTATTGGGCTGCGTACTCGCATCATAACATAAGTCATCTTCGTACTGCGCATCGGTGTACGTAATTGCATATGCAATATACTGAATATTTTTGAAGTCATAGTGGCATTCGTTGCCGAATTCGTCCTTCATATAATAGATGACACCCTTACCATTTGTTGCATCTGCCCACGCATATAATGAGGGATTATTCTCAACAGTATATTTTAACTGCCAAACAGTTAAGCTACTGTTAGCGAAATAAGTATCCCCGGCATGCTAAATTGCCGATGCATTTTCGCTCAGTTTGTTGCCGCTGAGCGCCTGTACAATTATATCGAACGGATGCTCTGCAGATTTAGCATAATGCACATATGCGGCGGAACCCGCCATAGAACTAATGTCATATGTACCGTTAATTTTTGTTACATAGTCAGTAATTCTATAATAAGCGCCCGCTCTAAGCGTGCCCGCGGTTTTCAAAGCAGTAAGCTGCGCATAGGTTACAGGGATAACGAGGTCATTCGTTGTTACAAACGTGGCCCCACCTGTTGACCAAGAGTCACCGTTGCTTACGCCTATCCACCTTACGCCCGCAGAATTGGGTAAAGTAAATGTCGCGAGGCTCGCAGTTATCTCGCTAAGTGTATAAACAGCATATTCGTTAGAACCGGACTCGTCATACACAACACGACAAATACGCCCCTTTAAATAAGCAGAAAGAATGTCAGAATAACTGGTAACACCGTACTCTGCATCAAAATTTTCTACCTGAAAACCAATCCAGCCGCTTGTATTAGAACCGTTGTTCCAATATGTATATTCCCAGCGATAAGGAGCGAGGTTGCCGCTGGTCAGCACCAAGTGAATAACTTTTCCGCTCGTGCCGGTGCCGTGCATTATTTCAACAACAACTTCTGCGTTCGCAAGTGTGGACGGCAGGTCGCTCCAACGAACCTCACCAAGATAAGACATACCCGCGACCGCACCAGAGTCTGCATTAACCGCATCGCAAAACGCCTTTGTGGTGGTTGCCGACGTAGTGGGCCAACTCGTCGGGAAAGCTTGATTGGTTGCAATGTCCATATTCCCGCTTCCCAAGATCGACTGATTGTTTATGGTTTTTATATTCGTGCCGCTTACCAATACGGGTTGATATTGCGACATATCAGGGCCGATAGCAATCCATTGCGGGGTTCCTTCGTATTCGCCCCAAGCATATTCGGTCCCATCGGGAGTCGTACCCGAAGTACCCTTATATTTAACAGTATATGCATCACCTGGTTCGGGCGACGTAATTCCTGACAAATCGCTATAATAATCAACGGCTCCGCGATAAACCAAGCTGCTCGAAAGGCTATCAAGGCGGCTATTCGCAAGATCTGCCGCGGCGCCCGCACTGGCACCAAGCCCTCTTGCAATAATATCAACAGCCATAATTACACCTCCGCAACACCAACAATTGTTGTCTCGCCAGAAGCAGAGGCAACAACGACACGTACTCGCGCGGTACCATTAATGCCGATGGCATATATGCCCGGGGCCGTAATGCTGCTCGACACACTGTAATCGCTTAAACTAATAATAGCCAACTCGGTCCACTCGCATTGCGCGTCGGTTTTCGCGGTCCCGTCGGTATTCAGGATATTTATACATCCCTCAACAGTGAGAGACACGCTTCCCGATGTGGACACTTCAAGATTGAGCACAGAGAAACCATTATTATAAAACGGTTCACTCGTACCCGCCGTAGTAATGGGGGTTTTCACGGAATCAAAAAAGGGAAAGATTTGCTTGTCTGTTCTAATGCTAGGCATCTTTAATTCCTCCTATAAAAATAAAGTATAAAAATAATCCCCCACGGGGGAGCGATATATCATTTGGGCGCTGTTTTGTCATACCCAATGATATATCGCGTTAAATCATGCAAAGGATTTTTACGGAACTTGTAAGTAGCATTTACAAGCTACCCGTCTTTCTTTTCAAAATAAAGCTGGTTGCTAAAGGGAAAGGGGAGCGGGCCGCAGCTTTCACGACTCCACGTTTTTGCGTCCACTTTGGGCGCAATCCAACGCCCAATTTTATACAGGTCTATATATGGCAAGAGATCGATATCTATTGAATCCATGCCACTATAAAAACCAACTTTCATATTGGAATGTGCGTGCACATAATTAGCAATACGTTTGATATCTTCATGGTCGGCATCACCGCCCATAAGGCCAAATACAGTACAATAACAATGTGAATTAATTAAATTCTGAATCGCGTCATCGGTTAAATAAGATCCAACATCTAAACGAAGCCAGGGCTCAGAACACTCATCGCACATACCCGGGCAATTAGTAATATTAACACACACAGCGACCTCGTCTGGAAACTCCGAAAACGTCACCGCATGGTCATAATACTTAAGCACGCTGCGCCCCCTCCGGGGAGGCATAATAGCGCTGTGCAGCCTCTTTCTGCCGCACCTCGCTAAAATTGGAAACTCGTTTTAGGTAGCCTATGATTCTGGTGGCATAATCAACATCCGTGCTTCCGCATTCAGAGCAACGATCATGCATATGTTTATCTATATGCCCGCAGCTATTACACACGGTGTTTGGAACATTAAAAGTAAAATAACTACACCCAACTTTTGCAGCGATATCCATTAGCTTACGATATTGTTCTTGTGAAAGATGCTCGTCGAGATTACAATGATAGGCCGAACCACCATCAAGATTACCAATAAAATCTTCTCCGTGCAGGCACATTTTTTCTACGGGATCATAGGTTGGATCCTCAACAGGATAGAAATAAGAATTGTAACACACACGAGAATCAGGCACCCAATACCCATCCTCTTTGTCCCACTTGTAATGTTTGACTCCCACGGACTCACCCGGTATCATCTCGCAGTTAAACTTACAATGTTCTGCTCGATCTTTAGTGTTTAAATCTTTAATTGTACCAAGTATATCCCTGGCCAGCTGCTGATACTGTTTGTTGTCATGTTTTACACGGATTCCATTATACGCAGTGTCATTCTGCATACCTAAAAATTCAGCCGCCTCGACGAAGCCATTAAATCCACAAGTTAAATACTCATCGTCAAGGCTAATGAAGCCAGCCGAAAATACGGTGAGAATGCCCGCTTCAAAATCATCCCATAGTTTTCTATTCCAGGACATCAGATATTTGTGAAGCCTGTTGACGATAGGGACGAGGTAGTCCTTAAGCGGAATGGAATGACCGGAACGATACCAATCCTACACAATGCGGTTGAGGTTCAGAGTTATAACTCTCTTGGACCCGGTTTTGACCCCACCAGCACCAAGAGTATAGCTGAAAACATTCGACTCAATTTTATTTTTAAGCCGACAGCACGAGCTTAACGCATCAGCGGAATCGCTATTATATAAGAAAAATGAATGTCCCTCTGCCCACATCTCGGCAGTAAAATCAGCCATTTCTTGATCTTTGTACTCTTTGGTTTCGGGGTCCCATAATAAATTCATGGTTTCCACGGGGAAAGTAAGAACTTCTCTTGTTCTTTCTTTATTAAACCATTTCATAAACATTTTCTATAATTCTTTTGTGGTCTCCCAACAAGGCTCGTCGCCGTCGGGGAAAACAAAATCTCTAAAAATGCTTGCAAAATAATATTTATCGTAATAAGAAATGTTCGTAAAGGGAGACTAATAATTGCGACTGCCAGCGGGCTAATTAATAGAATAAACAAATTGCTGGAACCAATCTTCTATTCTGTGCCTCAGCGCACCGTTGTCATCGTCTAAATGATCGGTGTAATCTTGACCGAAATCCAGTCTCAAAAAATGGTCCATATAAACTAGTGTTTCGGGTGCGGCGCAAGCGCCGGCAAGCTGACCCGCAACGAGGAAAATTAAATTAATTAAACCACCTATATAGCCGTTTGTATGCTTAGGTGGACCACTAGAGCCCCCTAAATCTTTCAGACCATTCAGCAAGAACGGATACAGAGAAATAGCAGCGCAATAGGGATACCCTCCGAGCGTACTTTCATCATTTGTGTAAATAGTATGGTGCTCAAGGTCTTTGATATACTGTTCTGCCAAATCTTCGCCAAAACATTTCTTTATGTATTCGTGTGCCACGTAACGCTGCACGTCTATACCAAGTTTTTTAATTGATTCGGCCTACATGGTTGCGATGTTTTTTGTAGTCACATTGGCATTTTGGTCGTATTTTGCCCCTGTTGCAGCATTACTTGCTTTTTTATATTCATCAAAAAAATTAACAATTTCTGTTACACGATCTTTAGGTCTCATACCGCGCGCTGCCCCCTAATCCAATCGAAGATTTCTTTACCAGATAAAAGGTTTCCTTCCACTTCGAGGACAGGAGTGTGTTGAAGCCCGCGGGCGATCATCGTGTCGAGGTCTGTGCAAGACTCGTATTCTACTTTTTCTTTTTTTAACATCATTTCAACGGCCTTGCACTGTGGACAAGTCAACGTATGATAAAAGATGACTTTCATTTGTCATAACCTCCAAAAATAATAAATAAATTTAGAAAAATTGTGCAAAATGCTCAGGTGTTATCTTCGGAGGTTTCTTCGGCCACTTCTTCTTCTTCGGCTTCTTCGCTTTCGCGTTCTGCCACCCTAGCTGCCGCAGCATCTCTGATAACCTAGGCAAGCTTTTCGTCGTTGGCCACTGCGACTTCGGCTTGCTGAAGCCCCTCTGTCGCAAGTTGTCTGTCGAGGTCGCTTAAGCCGCCCGTCGCCTTTTCGTTTATCGCTAAGAGATCCCTGATCATTTCAGGGGTCAGGGAAGTCTTGACTTCCTTCATGGTGTCTACCCACTTGTCATACTCGGTGGTGCTTTGGAGAGCCGCCGTCTCGACGAGACGCTCCATGTTGGAAATATTAATCATATCACTAACCATACCACAAAAAGTAGCATAGTCGTCTTTGGAAACTTCTAAAATTTTCTTAGCCAGACCGTGCTCCATGAGCATATCATACACCGAGAAAGTTCTACCAATTATACCCGTGTCGTTTTCGAGGTTGACACAATAACCGAGAAGACCGAAGACAACTTTACCGTTTTCGATATTACCCGCTGCGCCCGGCGCATCGTAATCGCGGGGAACAGTAGACAAAATTTCCATGGAATGCATTACTTTTTCTTTAAGTGGCATATACTCTTTTACAACAAGTTCACTCAAAAAAGTTTTTATGGCTTCTTCTTTTTCTTCGGAGCCATCTTTTTCAAAATCTGCACACATATGCAGATAATCAGTTAATTTTAATTCGGTCATGAATCATTCTCCTTTCACATCGTCTGAACTTTGAGTTTTGAAGTTCATAAAGAACTCCCCAAGAATTTCTTCCGGGGGAATGTCTGAATATATTTTAATCATATCTGAGTTGGCCCAGCCAAAAATCTGTGTAATTACATCATCGGGCAACTTCTTGCGTTTTAACATGGTGCAAAAGAAGTGTCTGCTCGAGTGCGTGTAATAATCGATTTTAAAAATTTTTGATATACGCAGAGCAAAATTATTAGCGGTCGATATTGTTGCGGGGTAATATTCGCCCTTCGATTTTGTAACGAAGAGAGCGTCCTCGGTAATACCGAGTTTCTTGCGTTCAGCAAGCCACGCATCCAAAAACGGCTAAAACAGCTCTTTGATAACATACTTTTTAATAAGCTTCCCTTGCTTACCCGCACCTTTAGCGCGAACCTCGGGGGTACAATACATATACCCGTTAAAGACCTCGCGCTCCGGGGTAAAGAAACTTACTTTCATTTGTAATAATTCTGCTTTGCGACTACCAGAAGCGCAGGCTAAAGCAAGATAGCAGGCCAACTGGTATTCTTTACGATCTAAAAGTCCCTATAACATTTCTTTCATACGCTCGTCTGCAATTACGGTCTTTTCACGAACCGGAGCAATTTTAACAGCCTCAAGCGCACGAAGCTGATTGTGAAACTTAGGATAAAGATCCTCATAAAGCAGCTCAATCTCAGAGGATAAGCTGCTTAAGGCAGACTTAAGGGTGGAAATTCGGTTCGCACTCATACCGAGATCACGACACCACCCAAAATAATAAACAAAGTCTCTGCGTTTTAAATCAATAAAAAATTTATTCTCGTTTTCTTTGTAATTCCAGCAAAAAAACACTTTGAGCCACTCTTCATACTGGCTGATAGTTTGGGGGGACTTGTCATTGGATTTGCAATATTGGATAAAATCCTTAACGAGCCGCTTGTTCTCAGAAGACACGTTTTCCCAATCGCTGGTTAAATTTGTATTATAAACTGTAGTACGACTCATTTATTCGCCCTCCTTTTCCACCTTTAGCGCACCAAGCCGCTTTATTTCTTCATCACAAGCAGCAATAGCATGAGCGCTCTTTAGCGTCTTTTTGTGTCGTTTTATATCTCTAACGGCTTCTTCAATATCTTTATTGATTTTTATATCGACGAATGTGCGCGCTAAAAAAATAGCGTCATACTCATCAAAAGAAAGATCTGAAGAAACCCCATACTGTTCAATCACATAGCGTTTAATATCATCTTTTGTTACTTTAAAGGACGCATCCCAGGCTCTCAGCTTACGCAGATAGGCATGCGTGGAGGCCGGAAAAACCCCCACGCAATCATAAGCCGAAATCTCATTCTGCGCCAGATATAAGTTTAGAACAGCGTGCGCCTTTGCAAGCGCAACGAATGTCTAGACTGTGGAGTTACCCCCGCGCAGCTGGGTAGGCATCGCTTCTTTAGACACTAACAAGCTTTCTTTACGAAATCCTCTTTCACTTAGGAGGTCAAAAAATGCGCCTATCGCTGCATAGAGATCTCTCTCTTTATAAATTCCCGTATCTGTAACGGAAATTTTGTATGTTAAAATGGGAATTTTATGTTGGATATCCCACAAACATATGCCCGTATTTTTACTCGCAAGATCAAACATAACGAGATATTCAAAATCGGTTAATTTTTTTTGAAGTTTAACTTCCATATAATTCCCACCTTTCATACCTTTTTATCCATAAATAAGTATTTGCGCAATTTCTGCATCAGTCAAAGAAACAAATCTTGCAGAATAATTTACCCAGTTTGTTGATGCTATATACGTCGCATACAACGAGGCACGTACAAAAATTGACCCATGAACACCGCCTGTAGAGGTCGTATAAGTAGAAATTGGTGTGCTCAAAAAAGCATTTATGTTTGACAGCTTACACACTGTGGTACTTAACAAATACAAAGACAATAAATGCGTACAACCACTGAAGCAGGAACTCCCAACAACAGAACAGCTAGATAATATTACCGTATTCAACCGATTCCTTGTTTTAAATACACCTGAATACGCAAGACGCAGGGCCGGAGCATAAACATAAGCTATAGTAGTACAGTTAAAAAACGCACTTGTAACCATACTTGAGCACGCAGGCACTATTAAACTTTGCAATGCTGCGTACTGAAATGCATAAGCTGGAATAGTGGTGCACTTGGGTAGAGAAAGAGTCGTTAACGCCGTACAATAACCAAACGTTTCACTTCCAAGAGTAGTACAGTTAGGTAAATAAACAGTTGTCAGTGCCGTACAGCTATAGAATGTACGACTTGGAGCGGCGGTGCACTTAGGAAGAGAAACATTTGTCAATGCCGTACAATTCCAGAACACATTACTGTAAAGAGTAGTACATTGAGGTAATGTTATAGAAGTAAGCGCTAAACATTGTCCAAAGGTCCATTCCTACACCGTCTGGCACGCGGGTAGGTACACTATCGAAAGCGAGGAGCAATATTGAAAACCTCGACTACCAATCGATTTACATATCGGTAAATTTACCGAGGGGAGGGCATTGCATGAATAAAAAGCTGCCTCCCCCACTATCGTACACTAAGAAAAAGCCATAGTCAATGAACTTAGAACATAGCAGCTTCCGAACATCCAGCTTGTAATGTGTGAACACAAGGGCATCGATAGAGTAGATAATTGAAAGCACCCTAAGAAAGTTTGCGACTCTACTGAAGTAACAGAAGGTAAGGAAAGAGCTTGTAAAATTCCACAATCACGAATTGCGGCAAGGCCTAAATAGGAGCAAACAGGGAGAGAAATATCTGTTAATGCAACACAGCGTACAAAGGCTTGGTTATCTACATATGTACATGCAGGAAAATTAGCGCTTGTCAGCTAGCTACAATCCGCAAGCGCATATGGGCGAAGCGAAGTAACGGAGCTGTTAGCGTAGGCACCGCTAATTGTGCCATTAAGCATGGCTGTCGCGGTAGCATCTCCTCCACCGCCAGTTGGTATATTGCTTATAGCGCTACCTAATCCCTCTGGACAACTAATTGTCGAAGAAGCGCCGCCTTTTGCACGAATTGCATTTGCAGCCAAACGCATATTTGCATCAAGCCAGTCTGCATTAACTGACCTTACATCTACATCTAATTGTATTGCATATTCCTCTAACCAGTCAATCATATCTGAATCAGTAACATCTGTCCCGCCATAGATATAAATTGTCCGATAATTTTGATTTGACCAAGCATTCGTATCAAATACATGCGTACTGTTATAATAAATATCAAGGTTATCCTGATTATCCTCTAATTCTAAACTCGTATACTCAGTACTATTGCTTGAAAATTGAAGGTCAAGCGGACCTATGCCCCCTTGAGGGGGTTGGAGTGATATGTTTATTTGCCACTTCGTATTAAGTAAAGTATTCACACTCATTAATAGTTACCCCCTGTCCATTGAGCCATAGTAGCAGCGACCCAGTTACCATTACTATCAACTGTTAAAATTTTGCCTGCGTCTGCCGATGTAACCGAAGGCAGAGAATTAGTTGTTGCTGCAAAAGCACTACCAGTCCAATAAACTGGTTGAGTAGATGAACCAATTGCGGGTGTGCCCAAGCCTGTAGCCGCGGAAACAATGCTACTTGCATATGTTACAGCTCCGGGTGTATGTATTGCAATATTAGATAAATACAGACCATCCGCACTGCTCCATGTTAATGTACCAGAAATACCATTCACCAAAGCGCCGCCATAGGCAATCATATCAGGGAATAGTATATCAATTTGTTCGGCGTGTAACCCCAACGCATTTGAGACAATTACGCCATTAAAGACAAGGATTGTACCTGAAACAACGGGTACCACTTGGCTCAAAGCGTATTTAACATATTGTGAATCAAGTGCTGATGCTATATCGGTTATTCCTTCTGTTGGTCCCAAATAAACGCATGTCCACTGATTATTAGCAAAAGTAACTTGAAAATGTGGATGTAACGTGGTGGATGTATACCAAGTTTGAACACTTCCTGCATCAATACCCGTACCACCCTGACTTAATGGGACAGTCCCAGTAACGGAAACATTCGACCAAGAAGCGCTTCCTGAACCATCTGCGGTTAATACTTGACCTGAAGTTGCGTAATTACCAGTAGTTCCACTTTTGATGTATGCCCCTTGTATATCCTCCCAGGAGATAGAGATACCACTAGAGCTTCCCGTGCCCTGTAAAAATTTAGTTGTTCCAGGACCTGCTAATCGTGTAGGTGCACCGCTATCGCCACCAACAATGATATCACCTTTTGTTGTCATTGGGTTAGCAATATATGCACTACTATCTACAGAAACAACACCAGAGGTATCGGTTTTCAGTAACCCAGCTGTTGACCAGTTTGACCACGCGGTTGTACCGCTAGTTGTGGTAGATAATAAGACTTTGTTTGCGGTAGTTGTATTGGGGAATTTTCCCTCAATCCAACCCTTAAGCGCATCGCCACGGACAGCACAATATTGATAAACATTGCTGCCATAATGTGTACCCGTTGCGCCTGCTTGAAGGACAACTTGTCTGGCGGCGCGATATGTATTATCGCCGTCATAGTTCAAAAATAGGTTGTCTTTCGTGCAAGCACCGCCGCTGGTGGGCGTGTTGACACCACAGATACCACGGGTGACAAGACCAGATTTGGCAGCAGTACCGCCAATGATTATACCATTCGGTGTGTAGATACGGGTCTTGTCATAAGTATAAGTCGTAACAACTGTAGTAGCGCCAGAGCCGCCGGGCGCACCAGTACCAGGTACAGTAACATTATTATTCTGTGTGGCTGTTACCACTTTCCCCCACTCAGTCGTTGTTGGGAGTTTATAACCAGAATCTATACCTACAGTTAATGTACCAGAAGAAGTTATTGGGCCGCCAGTAACCGATATACCGCCCGAACCCGTACCCCCTACACTTGTAACAGTACCCGAACCACCACCAGCAGCCCACGAAACGCCACCGCTACCATCGGCGGTAAGCACATAACCAGAAGTCGCAGAACCGCTACTAATGCCCGAAGTGGTCACAGAACCCCAAATAGGAGCATTGCCATCACTAGTCAAAACCTTACCCGAAGTCCCGATGGCCAATCTTGTACCAGCACTACCATCAGCATTACCATATATTAAATCGCCTAATGCTGTAATAGGATTGACCAAATAACTACTTGTGTCTAATGCCCAAGTATTCGCGGCAGTCTTCTTTAATAAACCAGAAGTACCAGTTAACCCCTCTATTGCTTGTAAATCATCTGTTCCGCTAATTTCCGAGAGAGAGTAGCTCGGTTTTGTGGACTCAAGCGCCCAAGAAGGAACGTTTGGCACATCAGACATCGTTGCTATCTTATTTGTACTGCTATTATAAGCGGTATTAGTAAGAATATTAGCAACCCCGCTACTCAGAATACTCGTACCATTTATTTGAACATCTGTAACAGGAACCGAAGGAATGTTGCTCGTCAGAGCAATCGTTCCCGTAGTGTTTGGTAAAGTATAGGTATAGGCGTTGTTTACAAAAGTATTGTTATTGTTAAATTCCCACATACCAATAAGATTGGTCGCAGGAGTTTGTTGAATAGATGTTTGTCCAGATGCGTGGTTAAAGAGTTGTACCTTAGATGGTAAAAATTGTGCAATGTTATTTCTTGTAGTGACATTATGCGATGTAGCAACAGAGAAAGCAATGAGGTCAGGGCCAAACGAGGTGCTGTCGCCGTTTCGTGAACCGAACTCGACAGCGTTGCCCCCACCGTTGGAATAAGCATTATTGTCAATACTAACAAACCCAACCACACTTGAACCATTGGTCTCATATGTTGGTACAGTCAACCGCGCTAATTTTCTTGTGCCAGCTGACACTGTTGTGGCAGAAACGTTTGCGCCAAACACGACGCACCCACTCGGAGAACCACTCTGGAATTTTTGTTGAGCCGTAAATGTTTTTGTTGCCGAAACGGTCTGCGCAGTATTAGTGGTCACATAGTTTGTCGGAATAGTAGGGAGGTTATTTAAGTCATTGTAATCGCCGCTAAAAGCAACCTGACTTAAATCATCCTCAAATACCATCGGTGTTGGGGTAGGTGTCCCAGCACCTGTCAGTGTACCAGAAGAATTTGCATTGGTATAATATTGATTATTAATAACATCATACATACCGTATGTGGTGGTACCACCAGATACATATTTAACAGGATACATATCCTGAACAAGCGCACCACTACGCCATACTCTATACCGATAAACACGGCCCTTCATAGTCGCCGTTGGCGCTGTACCACCTGGGTTTATGGTAAATAAATAGGCATTATAGCTGAATGTGAAATTCGCCGCCCAACCTTCCGATTTACCATAGTCAACGCCGTCGAAATAACAATGACCGCTTGGTAAAATCTTCAATGTGTGCTTTTTTGTATCAATAGTTCCAAGCGCTATGAGGGCTTGTTGTCCATCTCGTGTCTCTTGACGCACACACCAACCAACAGAATAGGTCATCGATACGTTTTTCCCAGCATAAGAAGATTGGTTAAAAGTACCCCAAATACGATAGTTCGCGGTATCATCTTGTTGGAATATTAACTCAACAGAATCATCGGTCGAATATTTACGACCCGTATTTATATATGCAGTGCCATCGCTATGGATATACTCTAATTGAGTATAGCCACTGGGCAACGTAACTGTATTTGGATACAAAGGACGCTCAACGAAGGTTTTAGTACCATCAATAGATTGGTCAGTGTCTGTCAAGACCACTTTACTCCACTCAGTTGTGGTAGGTAATTTATAACCACTATCAATACCGATAGTAGTATTTAATGTCGAAGTTTGAGCCGTGCTTTGAGATGAAGTAAGGCCCGTTCCAGCCTGTACTTGGACACTGGTAACCGTTCCCGCATTCGGAGTTGTCCAAGAAGCACCACCAGAACCATCAGCAGTTAAGACTTTCCCAGAAGATGCAGTACCAGAACTTATGCCTGATGTGGTGACGGAACCCCAAGCAGGGACATATCCATCAGATATTAAAACCTGACCCGCTGTGCCAATTCCGAGACGCATTGGGTTGCCACCAGCATCACCGTGGATAATATCGCCAAGCGTGGTCATACCTATGTCGGCTTTTACACCAGCAGCATGACCAGATATATTACTCCACGAAACGGAGTTTGCACTACCTGAAGTTGTTGCATAGGGGATTGTCACCCAAGTCGTTCCGGAACCGCTTCCACCAGCCGTTAAACCAAGTTTGTTAGCGTTGTCACCAGTTCCACTAACTGTCAGCGAATAAGTGGTGTTAGTATCTGTAGCGGCGATAGTAATTTTACGATTTGATGTATCATCAGTAAGGGTAATATTACTACCAGCCTCTAATGTTAAATCAGAAGTAGAGGTACCTGACCCAGAACCACCCGCTGTTAGAGTTGATGTGAATTTATGACTGGCAAGTGCACCGCTCAATGCGTATGTGGTATTGGTATCGGTAGGTGTATCCCAGGTACCGTCTTTCTTCAAATAAGTTGAACCGCTGGACGAGATTCCTATATCTGTTTTAACACCGTCCGCATGTCCTGATACATTAGCCCAAGCCACAGAATTTGCTACATCAGCAGTGCTTGCCGTAGTTGCGCTGCCTGCGGTTGTTGCAGAATTAGCGGTGTTGGCAGAGGTGGCATACGGAATAGTGTACCAAACCGTGCCTGACCCAGAACCACCTGCTACAAGACCTACCTTGTTAGCATTATCGCCCGTACCACTTACATTCAATGTATACGTGGTGTTAGTATCAACTGGTATGGTCGGTTTATCGTTTAAGTCATTATAACTGCCTGTTTTTGATACTTTGTGCAGAGTAATGTTATTGCTAAAAGACTCGGAAGCAGAAGTTGTCTGCGCTGTTGTAGCAGTTGTATCAAGAGTGCCAACCGTGGCAGGGGTAGCAGGAGTAGCCCAGTAAGGTATACTCCCGTCTGAGGTTAAAACCTGCCCGCTTGTGCCAATGGATAATTTAATTGGGTCAGCGCCCGCATCTCCATAAATCATGTCACCCAATGCCGTCATCGGGTTCGCCATTCCGCTATCAGCAGGGTTGGTCCAAATACGGATTGCGCCATCTTTATGGTAATAAACAGGATGATTTAAAAGAATTTCAAACGCTGTCGCGCTAACCGCTCGACCAAGAAAAATGTAAATTTTACCGTCGTCAGTACTAGGAAGCGCCTGCACATAAGGGGTGTTGGCATCAATAATAGCAGAGCCATTAGATTGAGGCGTACATTTAATATAGATAGGTCGGTTTGCGGTCATTGTAGCCGCTGCACCAGTGTTATTAAACGAGTAGCCAATTAAAGTATATGTATCATAATATTGTTGCCACAGTTGAGCCGCTGTAACATTGGCGTTAGCTTCTATCACCGTTGTTGTGCCGTACCAAGTAATTTCCCCGAATGGGTCAATGGGGCGCTGGTTAACATTCCGCGCCGAAGTAGCATTAGTAGAAGTACTCGTGTTGGCGGGTACCCATTGTGTACCATCAGCAGAGGTAAACAACAGTCTATAGCGATAAAATTTATCAGATGCCTTCAAAGTTGAGTTATTAGTTCTCACCTGATAACCAATTGTGTTTGTGTTGGCATCATAACCACGATAACAAATCCAACATCCACCGCTTACACGTGTCGAGTTATATGTAAACAGCATCGCATAGTTGATGTTAAAGATTGTTGTATCTCGTGTCGGGTCTGTAGGAGTTACGGGATTGCCCAGCGCCATGTTTGAATATGAGGGCTTTG